TACCTGTGGCAGAGGATGCACCGTAGTCACCTGTGGCAGAGGATGCACCTTTGTAACCTGTGGCAGAGGATGCACCGCAGTCACCTGTGGCAGAGGATGCACCGCAGTTACCTGTGGCAGAGGATGCACCGTAGTCACCTGTGGCAGAGGATGCACCGCAGTAACCTGTGGCAGAGGATGCACCGTAGTCACCTGTGGCAGAGGATGCACCGTAGTCACCTGTGGCAGAGGATGCACCGTAGTCTTCATCACTTTCAGCTTCTTTTTTAACTCTACTCATAGTAAAATCAATGGCCGCCTTTACCAGTCCAGAAATATCCAATCTCGCACCAATCTTTATTTTTGTGGATGCAACCTTGGAATCATCTTCACCTCTGTCAAATTCACCGTTCTGCTCCACTTCATGGTAAACAGATTCGTTCGGAGAATAATAACAAAGGCAATCCAGAGGATATTCACAAGCATGGAATCCGCTGTGGCAGGCATCTGCTGTCTCCTCTTCGTACTCCTTGCCTTCTTCGTACTGAAATCCACTGCAAGTCATGTCCTTGTTGAACCCTTTGTAACTCTTAATTACTTTTTCCATTTTTCACTTCCTCCACTTTCAAAACCGCATCATCACTTCTTCGGAACATAATCAACTGACTGTCAACATCAGGAATCTTCCAAGGGTCAAGGCTTTCGGTATCGTCAACCATGATAGGCAATTCCACACCAAACCGCTTCTGAAACGCATTGCAAATGTCAATCTCCGTCAGAATCCTTGCTCCGTGGTTCATGTTTCGGCTGTAAGGCTCTCCACGGTATGTAAAGTCACAACATTCTTCCGTGTCACCATTCACAAGAGGTCTGAACATCCGCACAGTGCAGAAAGAAAGATACTTGTTCACATCAGCTTCCAACAGTTCGTTCTTCTTCCGGCTGAATTTCTTTAACAGGTCAAGCTGTGCCTGCACATCTGTAATCTTCTGTGCAATGTTCTTGCGCTCCTGTTCCAGTTCTGTGATACGCCTATCCACACTCTCGTTAATGCTTACACTCGCCAAAGACTTATCAACCACGGAAATATCCTTGCGGATCTGCTCTTCATCACATTTTAACTGGAATCTAAGAAGATTCATGTCAGTGAATTTGTGCATGGCAGCTTCTTTCTCTGCAATCTGCGACTGAATAGCTTTGTATTCTTCTGTGTTGGAAATATCCACGCTTGCCGGAATGGAATTTAAGACATTATCAGCAATGGCAATCTCTTTTTCCAACCTCTCCATTTCATCCTCGGTCTTTTTCAGTTCCTCACGCTTATGTTCCAGTTCTGCCTGATCCGATTTGATATGGTCAGCACATGAAGAACCCTCTTTGGTAATCAGTTCCAGTTCATGTGCCTTATGCGTATCAAACTCCGTTCTTAACTGCTCTTTCTTCTCTTCCGGATATTCCTGTCCACAGTAGGGGCAAATCAAAGAGTTTTCATCAAATTTAAGGCTTTTATTCAAATCCCAACTCTTCTTCAATTCCTGTCTCTTCTGCTCATACTGTGCAATGCGCTTTTCCAGTGCAGAGATCTCTTCACGAATGGTATCTGCCTTAAGCAACTCTTTCTGATGCTCATTCTGAACTTGGTTCAATGCCGTGCGCTTCTCTCTTCTGTCCACATCCAGTTTTTCATTTGCTTTCTGCTGCAATGCGCTCAACTGACCTTTTAACTCAATGATTCCATCAGAAAGCTTATCGTAGGACTTCATACTGTTCTGCGTATCTGTCTGCTGCTTAATGTTCTCTGACAGCTTATCCAGTAAAGCTTTCTTTTTCAGTTCCAGATCCGCAAGGTCAATATCTACTCTCTGACGGCTCACCTCGTCAATACGGCTAGGAATTTCATCTAACAGATCCTGCAATCCCTTGGTTCCATTTCTTCCCCTTGTGCCGTACAACTGCGTATTGCAACGCTTTTTCAGTTCATCAACAGTGCCGTCCTGCAGAACAGCCCTTAATGCTTCAAACTCCGGAAACTGATTGCAAATGTCATCATTACTGTGCTGACCAAACATATCAGCAAGAATTGCTCTCTGATCCGTTCCACCTTTCAGAAGAAGTGTCATAGCATTGATGCAAAGTGAAAACTTATCTTTTCCGCAGACACTCTCTTCCAAAAATGCTTCAAAATCTGCTGCCTTTTTGGGAATATCATTCACATAGTAATCCGTGACATTCCCGGTAAACTCTCCTTTCTTATTGAAGTTCTGACGGCATACTTTTTTCAGAACCTTGTCTGTACCGTCAATCTCCACGGTAACTTCTGCGGTAATATCTCCGTCGATGTCATTGCCGTCCTTATCGTGCGGTCTGATTCCGGTGATCTCTCTGCCGTTCTCGTCACGGCATCCAAAAATATACTGAATTGCTCTTTTGATCGTGGACTTACCTGTTTCATTTACACCGGAAACCTCTGTCCGGTCGTATAAATCAGTGTCCACTACGTTAGAACCATAGAATTTGCAGAAATTCTGCAAAAAGGTGTGTTTAATCCTCATTTTTCCTATCCTCCCAAAGATATAAATACAGTGAATTTACAAACATATAGATTGATACCGGCTTGTCTGTCTCATTGATCTCCTTGTACAACTCTGTGGTTGGGTTCATCTTGTCAACCACCCACTTGATCGCCCGGTACACGCTTTCCTTGGTTGTACTGTGTTCCTCTCCGATAATCCGGTAGATTTCAGAAAGTCTTCTGTTTCTGTTCTCGAACATCAGCGTTTCAACCTCGATGATGTACTGGAATCCCGGCAAGTACTGTTTCAGCCCCAGTTCTACCAAGATTTTTCTTATCTTCCTTTCCATTTCCTCAATCCTCCGGCTTTCAGTCTTCTGTTACGTGGATCACGTTGTCTTCTCCGATATACAAGATTCCTGCATCTAACAGTCTTGCAATCAGAATCTCATTCGCACGGACGATGGGGATAATCTGACTTTTCTGCATAAAAATACTCCTTTCCTAACCATTTTTTCTTCCCGGTATTGCGGTTTACAATTCTGTAATAGAATGCTGTTTCACGGTCAACTTCCCACTCTTTCGGACTGTAAAATATCTTTCCGATGCACCCTTTGACGGTAAACCGCTTTTTGGCACTCATACGGTGTCCTCCGCAAGTTTTCCTTGAATCCACCATACTACATCATCAAAGTTGTTAGCCGAAAAAGAAGTAGCACCATTAGTCCATGTAAATATTTTCCCACCTTCAAATTTTGCAAAATATCTAGGTTTCCAAGGGTCACTATCGGAATCTCTTACGTACACTTTCGTGTCCACAGGCACTTTCGACCAGTCAACCGTAGACTCTACATATTCCTGTTTCGCCCATTCTTTGAACCTTTCACGGCATCTGCTTTTACTACTCCATGCACAATCGGAACAACGTATTACATTGCAATCACATAACTTTCCTTCTTTGTCCACAGCTATCTCTATACTATCAAGTGCCATGTCAATAATCTGTTCCGCATACTTCTCTCTGTTCGTCATTTTCCATTCATCCTTTCCAGTTCTGCGCTCCTGGTTAATATCCAGTCTGCGTAATCACTTAATTCTGTCTTTGTAGCTGCGTTCTTCTCTCCGTGGTAAACCATAAGTACAATTCCTACATCACAGTACTTTTCAAACAATTCCGACAAGTAGTCGGCTCCCACATGGATATTGCCGTCCACGGAGTAGATGTCCGTCACTCCCAAACGCTCCATGCGGTCTTTATGCCATCTGTCAGAAATCTGCATCAGTCCTTTGCAACCGCCACTTTCCACATCCGGTCTGCCGGAAGATTCTTTCTCGATCATTGCCATGAGCAGTTCCGGGCAGATGCCGTATTCCTCACCGTACTTTACACACGATTCCTGCGCTTCCTCGGAGATGAAACTGCCGGCTGGCTGTGCCGTGGATGTAAATGTGATGGAGAGTGCTATTATAATAGGAAGAAACAGCTTTATTGTTGTTCTCATGCGCTTTCCTCCTCGATAGGTTCAATGCCAATCTCTTTCAGCTTGTTGTATAAGAACATCCTGCCTTTCTGTGTCCATACGGTAAGTGGCTTTGTTCCAGTACTTCCGTCATGTTTAACATAATCATTTGTCTTTGTTCTCACATAACCCTTGCCCTGAAAGTCTGCGTACAATATCCACTGGTCACCGACTTTTCTCTGAATACCGGCTGTTCTTAAAACTGAATTGAACCTCACCGCACTCATTCCGTAGTCCTGTGCAATTTGTGTAACCGTCATGCAGTCGTTGGATGAAAGAATCTTGTCTACATAGTCAACTTTCGGTGTCATATCTGTGATCACGGCATCCATCTGTTGCACTGTGGTCTGTAACTGCTTAACCTCTTCCTCTTTCTGCGCAAGCATCCTCTGTGCTTCGACAACTGCAAGTGCAATCAATTCCTGTCCAGTAGGGATATGTGCCTTAATGGAATCTTCCATTTCGTGGAAACGGTCAATATACTTTGCTGTAAATTCTGTTCCCCTAACTCCGGTCATCTTATGTGCTATGAACTCGCAGCCTTTCTTCGTTACAAGGTAGCAAGGCTGTGTCTTGTTTTGGCTGTTTTGATAGGTACTTTCTGTAAAGAAATCGGACTGTCCAAAATTGGCTTGTCCTAATTGCTCAACATAAGTGCGTATATCTCTTAGCAGTTTGTTGTGCTCTTTACCTACCATTTCCGCTACTTCCACGGAAGATATTGTTTTCTGTTCTAATTCGTTCATTGTTCTCCTTTCTAATTTATAAAATCAGTTACACTCATTCCTAATACAGATGCTATTGCAGAGATTTTTTTCAACTTAGGTTGATAACCTGATTGTCCATCTGTCTCATAATGTTTTTTCCATTCACTAAGAGTAGATGTAAGTACGCCGCTCATTTGTGCAACCTTGTAATCAGTCAATCCTAATTCATCTCTGCGTTTTGCATATTTTTCGTACATTTTTCTTCCTCCTGCTTCTTAACAGATTCCTCTGCCATCTTCTCTGTCTTGCCGAGAATATATCCCTTGTCAAAATCGGACATATTCGGAATGGCTCTCTTTAACTTCTCAACGATTTTTTTCTCTTTTTCACTCATTCAATTCACTTCCTTTTCGTGGTATAATAATAAAAATTTCTTGGAGGTACATATTCATGGAAACATTAAATACAAATCACTTAGAACTCGCTCTATCAGCTATAACCTTATGTGTTGCGATAGTTTGTCCTGTTTTAGTAACTATCATCAATAGCATACACAGTACTCAAATAAGAAAATTGGAACTAAAATATGATAAACAGCTTTCCTATTATCAAAAGCAGCAATCCGTATTTAATCATTTTTTGGAATTTGCTTCCAAACAATTAGAAACAAATTATCCAAGTGAAAAAATAGAGTACATACGCTCTTACCATGAATTATTTTTATATGTTCCATCCGAATATTGGGATCAATTATCTTCTCTTCATGATTCGTTACTCAACAGGAAAAACGATTCCTCGGAAAAATTGCTTACTGTTACCCAAACATTGGGAAAAATCCTACAAGAATCTGACCGATTATTCCCAAAATTATAGTGTAGACAAGTCCGACAATTCTCCATCCGTGCTCGGATCTACCATGCCAATAACTCATAACGCAAGTCAGTAGAACAAACACTGTAATTGGTATTGCGTCAAGCCAACTATAATGAAGCATTTCCAATATTTTCACCTCCTTTTTGTTGACCTCGTAAACACATTATAGTCCCTGGGAAACTTTATGTCAACATATTTTTGTTGACTTGGGGACTTTTTTGATGTATATTATTAGTGAAAGGAGGGATGTAAATGAATGAGAGAATCAAATCTTTGCGAAAGTATTTGAATATGACACAAGATGATTTTTCAAAGCAAATCGGCTTGTCAAGAAACTATATTGCGCAAGTTGAGATAGGCACGAAGACACCATCTGAAAGAACCATATCTGATATTTGCAGAGAGTTTGATGTAAACGAAGAATGGCTCCGAAATGGAACTGGTGAAATGTTTGTTCAGAAATCAAAAGACGAACAAATCTCGGAAATGCTCGGAGAAATTCAAAAGTCCGGTGAAGATACATTTAAGCACCGTCTTGTATCCGCACTGGCCAACTTGGACGAAGATGGATGGAACGCTTTGGAAAAGTTGATTGATTCAATCGCAAAAAAGAACGAATAAGAAAAAGCCAAGGGCAATGCGCAAGTCCTTGGCTTTTTCCTTTATTTAAGTAGTTTTTTAACATAGGCATAAATGCACTCTAACCAGTGTAAATTATCGCAAGCATTGATTAGCTTTGTGATTTCCTCTTTGTAATCTTCTTTCCCCATAGTACACCCCCTAATCTTTCCGCACTTGGTAGCGATACCTAAATTATAGAACATATGTTCTTAACAATCAATATATTTGACTCACGTTTTTTATTGTTGTAAAATATCAACAAAAGAGGACGGTGAAAACGCCAATAAACACCGCCCTCGCCAGAACTTGAAGTCCCTTGAAACAAGGGATGTTACAAGTGTATCATGTGAAAGGGGGATAAAAAACATGATGAAAAAAGACCGAATCAAAGAAATTTCGACACATTTATCAGTCAACCGTACTAATTATATGTTAAGTTTTCGTGGAAATCTCCATGAATTTCTAAATGAACCGGACATGACGGTTTACAAGCTTGCTGATGAAGCTAATTTGCCTTATTCTACGCTTAATTCACTACTATACGGTAATTCTAACGACACGAAGCTATCGACCGCTGTTGCGCTTGCTAGAGCCTTTGGAATCAGTGTAGATGAACTGGTAGGTTGCGGCACTATGGAAGATAAGATGTTGGAATCTGTCAAGATATGCCGCAGTCTGCCGGAACACTCTCTGTACCTTATCCGTTACTTCATACGTCACCAAGCTAAAATCTATTCCAGTCTTGAAAAATCGCACAAGTATATTTCTGTCCTTAATCCACAACTTATGAATGGAATTATCGCAACCACAAATGCTGTGGAACCCATGTGCATAGACAACTTACCGGAAGATATAAAATCCAAGACTTATATCGGTTTGAAAATTCCCTGTGACTACTATATGCCGTTTTATCTTCCAAGGGAAATTATTCTACTTTCCGCGGATCGGGAACCACAAGACGGTGAACGATGTATTGTAACAAGTAATGGTGGGATATATATTGTCGTGAAAACCCATATAATTGAAGACGGTGTAAGAAAATGGAGATATGTTCCGCTCATGTCTCCGAACAGCATACTCCCGGAAAACATTATTGATGACATGATAGGATATGTGGTTGGTTTCGTTAACAATGACGGTGACTGGGGAATCAGATAAATATATTAAGAGCATGGCTTTTACACCATGCTCTTTTTGATTGATTTATTTTTGCTTCTAATCTCCGCCCGCCAGATATCACTACTTCTGTAAATGGCAAGTTAAACAATGTACCGAGCATAGAAAAAATAGAAATAGCAAACGGCAAGATATCCTCTGGTGTACTTGTGGTCACCGATTTGATCCCCGAAGGAAAGAATGCATTTGCATTTATAATTACTAATGGTACAAACATTCAGTCGCACACTGCGCAAATATGGAAAAATTTAAACAATGGATCGGTTAATGTATCATTTAAGTTATGGTCTGAAACTACACTCGTTATGAATGGTACAGTAAGCGGGATTTTACTTTGCATATAAATGTGCTATTAAAAACATTCTCATTTGCAGAGAACGATACTATCTATAGTTACGGATACGGTGCCAGAATTTACTCCGAGGAAAAAGCAAAGGTATCCGTTACTTGCTGCATCGGATATATCCAGTACATTATCACCAGTTACAATCCTCTGATAACCGTCCTTAGGTGCCAGTCTATCTCCATAATTTGTTTTAGCGGTATTCAAGTTTGCATATGCGTTATTACTACCACTTCCGCTAACGGTTGCATGGAATTTGACTTTTTTATACACGGTGCGATCTATGAGTTTTCCGGATCCTATGACTACGGAATATGAACCACTCGTATTAGTTGCATTTGTAGCAGACATTACTATGGCATTTAAATTTACGTTGCCAGTATAATTACCGCTCGTTTTGGTAAATCCGCCACTTATATCCGTATTTACACTACCTTGACCAGATATAAAGAGAGGTATATCAGTTTGTTCTCCTGATTTCCAATCTACCCAAGTGCCATTATATAGGATCTGTACAGTGTCAGTGTCAGTATTATAACGTACGCTTAACTTGCCATTTACATCATTTATGGCTGCATTAGTATCATTGATGTCTTTTGCACCGAATGAGGTTCCTACTTGCGTATATTTGGTAACATCAACAAAAGAAACAGTTCCATCGTCATTTTGTATTTGCTGATATTTTCTTAACTGGTTTTTAGTTGTGTCTAATACATCATCAACATAGTTTGTTTTTAAATCTGCCATAATTACACCTTAAATCCTTTCTGACCGCCAAGCGTAAAGGCAAGTCGGTTCTGCGCTTTTCTTTGTGCTACTAACGTATTGTATATTTTTAATTGCAACGATTCTATTCTGTTCCAGTCTTCATATGTTGGAACCGATTTATTCTCTTTCCATGTTTTAAATTGTTCAGGAAATAAGAAAGTGGAACTGTTAATTTCTGCCAACGTAGTTTCAAATAAAGTAACTTCATCGGCATAAATCAGATCTGCTTCAACCTTATCCTCTCCAAGATTAAAAGATGATATTTTATACATAGATTCTGCAGTGCTTTTTAGTTCCAAAAGATTATTTTTAATACGGTTGTAATCTGTATATAAAAAATAATCTCCTATATATGTTTCACTATTCCATTCAGAAGACCAATTTGTTTTAGGATCTGCCCACATTATGCTTCCTCCACATCTCCAAACAATTCTATATATTTCTCTGTATCATTCAGACCCAAATACTCTTTTATATCTTCTTTTGTTTTGGGAACTATTTCTCCGTTTGGATAAAACAAGAAAAAATTACCTTTTTCTGTTCTGAATATTTTTCTGTTTGTCATTTCATCAACATATATTATTTCAGAAGTTTGCGTGTTATACAGAAGACCGTTAATTATTTTTTTCATTACAACCTCCTTATGTTCTCATTGCTCTTCGTAATTGTAAGGATCCATTAAAAGCACCATTAAAGTTTAATTTGTGTGTTTCCACTTCTACTTGTAAGCTGTTTACAATATCACTTTCCATGAAAATAATATCAGCAGCTTCCATCACCGGATCCCCTCTGTATTGAACATCATAAGAAATATTATTCGCATAATAATTCCCAAGCCATTCAGCAACAATCCTTGCATGATCTTCCGTTGAAATAAGTTGATTTTCACAATACCTTATTTCGCCAGAGTTGTTAATTGATTTCTTTAGATATACGTTATCTTCAACTACTTGCGGTGTATTATCCTCTCCGTTTTGAAATGTATATATTTTGACAAAAACATCTTTTGTTTTTCTTTCTGCGTATCCATAAGGATTTTCTGTCATAGAGTCTTTTTTCAACTCATAATCAGATAAATCTCCAAAACTGATTTTATCAATCAAAACTCTGTTTTTAGGATATGCTTTTGTTATCTCGAAACGAATACTGTCAAAGTTTTCAAATTCATCATTTAACAATGATTTTTCTTTCAAAGCATCATATTTGAAAGTCTTAAGAAGTGTGTCTCCATTATATGTAGATACTTTCATCTCTTTTGGAGGGTTACCCTGGAATGAAATATACAATCCATAATACGTGTATGCTGCAGGAAGTTTTAATGTAAGCACTGGATTCTCCGAAAACAATCCATTTTCATCAGAAACATTGCTTGTAACATATCCTGTCTGTTCAATGGCTGTACCGGTATTCCTCGGAAGAAAAAGTTGTGAACCGTCTACACGCATAAAATTCCTTGTCAGCTCTGCATATACATTGTTGTTTCCATATAATACATTAGTGGCATTTCCCCACCATGCAGTTCCGTTTGATGTAACCTGCATATCTGCCGGATCTATAACATTTGCAAAGTTGGCTTTAATATTTACTCTTCCGTCAGAATCTACAAATAAAATGCATCTTGAAGCGTTGCACAATAATTGCAAACATTCTTTGTGAGGTGCTTCCGGCATTGGATTGTGTAGGCTCACATCTCTTAAACAATCGTCAACAAAATACTCGTCAGGCTCGAATCCGGCATCTTTTAGAATGCTAATAGCTTCTGCATATGCTGTTCTATCGTATATTTTGTTTCCTATTGTATAGTTGTCTTCCAAAGTTGAAAGAACATCATTCGCGGTGAAAGACATTTGATTTTTTTTAGAGTTCCAGTCAGTCAAAAGCATTGTGGCTTTTTTATGCCATTCCACTGTTTCGTCTGACAGGACCATTCCGTATGATAACTCCATTTTTTGTCCTGTTTCAAGGAAATTGATAAATGAATTATCATCGTCTACATTGTATACATTGTTTTTATCCAGTATTGTTACAGATAATTTTCTGTATGGAATCTCCGCTGAAATTCCATTAACAAATTCTTCAAAAGATGCTGTTGACACATCATTATTTCTATATGTCAATCCAACACCCATTACGATTTTTTCTACTCTAAGCCGTTTATTTCCTCCGACCATAGATATAGGAATTATTTGTATATTTGTGGTGTTTCCGATTACATCTGTTGTTGAAAAATCGTGTTTATCATTTGTATAAGTCAACTCTTTTTCATCTGTAACAATTTTGAAGCTAGTTGGGTAATATTTCCCGAAATCTATCGTAAGTCCTTTGATGGAATACTCTTGTGGGAATGTTACTTTTACAGTTTCCATTACGTTTTGTGTGGTTAATGGAGCATTACGTAGCTGGTACAATCCGCTTGTCTCTCTCGGAAGAAAATACATTTGACCGTCTACACGCATATAATTTTGTTCCAAAGTAGCATATTCCGTATATTCTGCATCATTTCTAAACGGCAAAACCTTATTTCCCCAGTATGCGTAATCACCATCAAAATGAGCCGTATTTTGTGCATCACCATTTACTACACCGAGAGTAATTGATATGTATGCCCTGTCTCTTATCTTTTTCTGCATTGCAGACTTATAAGCGTTAGAAGCTTTTATCATTCTTCCCACCCACAATCAATTAAATTGAATTTACACGTTTCATAGTTCCTATAAAAAATATCATCCAAAAACAACGGCTTGCCGGTAGTGTCTCCTGGATACATTGTGTGTGTATGCCTTACATTGTCATCCCCGGTAAACGTAACCAGCACAAAAAATGGCTCTAAAGCATCTTGCATTTCTTTCCATGTTTCCGCATCTAAACCATTCCATTGAAGATTATTTATCTTCCACAATTTTCTTCCGACTTTTTGACCGACAACTGCAGCATTTACATTTCTTCCTGAATCAACCGTCTGCGACCGAACTATTTCCATCCCAGGAGCCGGGCACGGAAAGCGTACTCCGTTTACTATGATGAAATCACTTGCTCTTGCTATCATTGTGTTTTCCTCCATAGAAAAAAAGAGTGGGAATAAATCCCACTCTTAAGTAATAATCTGTAATCCCATAGCTTTCTGACCCCTTAAGTTTGCCCTTGCTATGTCTCTATCACCGATATTGACAGATGTTTCTTTTGCAAGTAACTGCTTAAGCAGGTCAATTTCCTGTTGCATCATGCGCATTTGCGCTTCTGCTGTGGTGCTAATGGCATCTTTGATTCCAGTGATTTCCACTCCGCCGGCAACCGCTGTTTTGCCACCTACTGTTCCGGCAATCTCCGGTACACCGTTTTCTCCTGCCATAAACATTGTGTATCTGCTTGGAACATAACCGCCAGTTTCAAATTTTGGGATAGTGATATGTGGAATTCCAGGAATATCAATATTAAAACCGACCCAACCAGCCGCGTCTCCTAATGCTTTCCTCAATCCGCTTGTCATGCCGTTTATGGCGTCAATTACAAGGTTTACACCACTTTCTGCTATACCAGCTATCGCATTCCATGCACCCTTAAAAATATCTTTGATTCCATCCCAAGCAGTTGACCAGTCTTTTGTAAATACTCCGGAAATAAACTTAATCAATCCGGAAAATGTAAGTTTTAAAGATGTGATTTTGTTCCCTATAAACTTAAATACAGTTTCAAACATCGGTTTAAAATCTTCCCATAAGTGATTTACTAATGGGGATAACACATTGTTCCATAGAAAATTAAACACTTCTATAACAGGACTTACTTGTTCTACGACATAATTCATTATATCAATAATTGCATTAAAAGCTGTTCCAAGCACACTACCTAAAGCATCTGCTAAAGGAACCACTACATTTTGCCAAAGCATTGTAAGTATGTCTGCAACAATCTGAATTGCAGGATTTAAGATATTTCCAAGGAATGTTCCAAACGGAACAAGCACTCCATTCCAAAGATTTTCAAAAGCACTTTGCAATTTCGGAAGCACTTCTTCACCAACATATTTTAATGCCGGATTTAGCATATCCTGCCATATGCTTGTGAATGCAGTCTTCAAAAATTCTCCTATCGGAGTAAGCACATCTACAAGCCCTGTCCATGCATTCTGTAAATCTGGTATAACCGTTGTTGTTAAAAACTCCATTGCAGGAGTGAGATTATCCGCAATGGCTGAAATTGATTCCTTGAAACTCTTTCTAACATCCTCATTTGTTGCATATACAAGTGCAAGTCCTGCTACAACCGCTGTGATAGCCGCTGTTGCCGCTACTGCTCCTGCACTAATACCACCAAACAATCCGGTTGCTCCTGCCGCTGCGGCTCCCTCTGCTCCTGTTGCCGCTCCAGTTCCCAGCAGACTTCCAAGAATTGTTTCTCCGATTCCTGCTCCTGCCTTACCACCCATTGACAAAACAATAGAATCTTTGATTGCTTTCCATAATATATCTCCCAGTCCGGTGAATTTCAAAAGACCTATTGCTGTCAGAATCGTGGTTTCAATCGGTGCAGCATCAAAACTTCCTTTCCATAGATCGATTGCCGCATCTATGGCAGTTTCTATGAAATTTCCGGCAGATGTAAAGATTGCTGTCCAATCCATTCCGTCCAAGAAACTACCTATGTGTCTTCCGATTTTTTCCCAGTCCACAGAATCTATTGCTCTTGTGAACCAGTCAAAAATACCAGTTACCAGTTTGGAAGTATCCATTCCGGCAACTTTAAACCATGCATCAGAATCAAACTTAAATGCATACGCCAGATCTTCTATAATATCTTTTACTGGCTTAAACACCTTGCTTACTTTGTCAGCCCAACCCATAGCCGTATTCTGCATTTTGTCAAATGCTTCCTGCCATACTTTTTCGTATTCAGCAGTAGCATCCATGATTTCTTTGGTAAGGTCAATTCCTGCTCCACCAGCAGAAGAACTTCCGTTTGAACCGCTATTAGGATCAATGATATTTAATTCATCAATACCAAGTGTGTAACTTTTAGCCTTTTTTGCGCTTTTCCCAACTTTATCCAGTGCATCTGCCGTGTTTTCCAAATTTTCATTGTACCCGGATACACCTTGACCGAATGCAGAAAAGTCAATTTTAATTCCCAGTAAGCTTGCCACACTAACAAGCAGTCTCTTAATCGCAATTACGACACCGTTAATGACAGGAAGTACTTTTTGCAATACCGGAATAAACAACTGTCCCAGTACCATGCCGGCTTCTTTTACGTTGTTAGTAAACTGACGAATCATGTTACTTGGAGAATTGATTGTATTCGCCAAGTCTCCCCATGATACCTTTGACTGGTCTAAAATTGCCAGCAAACGTAACTGCTGTTTCTCTGCCTGTGACATTTCAGAGACAGCTTTTTCAATGCCGTATCTGTAAGCATAGGTCTGCAATGTGGCATTCGTGATATCAATACCATACTTATACAGTGCTCTTGACTGACCGATCAAACCGGACTGTAAGTTTGTTGCAACTGTACTGAAATCTACGTTAAACAGAGATGAAATGTCCCCGGCAAGCATGGTCATAGACTTTGAAATTGCCGTAGTGACTTCTCCTGTCTGCCCTAAAGAGTTGGTGATAGATGCAAGTTGTGAAGCGTACTGCGTAATCTCCTGTAAATTCAGTCCCAGGTTCTTCATTCCGCTTTCAGAAATCAGTCCACCGTCTACATCTACTTTCAGACCGGACATTTTACCAAGAAGTTCATTTACACGGTTTCCGAAACTCTGCGCATAATCCTCTGCGTTGTCGTAACCGAATTTTTCAAAATCCTTGCCCCATTCCTTGCCGACTTTATTAAATGCTACCGTGTAGTAGTTAAATGCTTCTATATAGTCCGTAGTTCCCTCTATGGACTTCCACAGACTTTTAATTCCACGGATCACAAGGAAATATGTTGCGTAGAATCTGCCGAAAGCCGCAGCAAGACTGAATGTGCTTTTCGTGGCTCTTCTTGCGCTTACCGTATAGGTGTTCAGATTACGGCCTAAAGAGTTTGCGGCTCTTCCGGATGCCGCACCAGTAGATGCCAGTCCTGCCAGTGCGTTTGTCATGCGGATGATATTCTCACTTACATTCGGAACGGTTGAAAGAGTGGTGAATAACTGCTTCAAATTCTTTGCCAGTAAAGGAATGTTTGTGATTGCTCTGCCGGATGCCACACCACCAAGTCTTGAAATCGAAGATGCTATGCTCGCAATATCCCCTACTCCATCTACTTTTGTTCCTGCCATGTCAGCAGAAAAAGTCTTCAGTGCAGATGAAATCCTGCTTAATCCGCTTGTATCTATTTTCCCCATTCTGTTAATGGAATTTGTCAATGTGGAGATATTCTTAATGCCGCTTGTATTCATGGAACTGGCGGCATTTGCGATACTCTGTATGCTATTAGAAATGCTTGTCAGTTTGGATGTATCAATGGACAAGCTTCTCTGAAAATTCGTAAGGCTGTTTGCTAACTTATTTAGTGCGTTACTTGCGTTATTCGCATCCGCTTTTATTTTAATCTGTAAAGAATCAATATCCATACCGCACCGCCTTTACCGCAATAAAAAAGGAAGTGTCTGCCACTTCCAAGAAAAAGAGCGGCAAGCTGTGACACCTACCGCTCCTAAAATCACTTTTTGAGATATGCCCTTGTAACCGTACCGATTTTTCCGTCCACTTTGATACCGACACTCTTTTGGAATGCTTTTACTGCATCAGAAGTGGTTTTTCCAAAATATCCGTCAATGTTCGTCTTACCTTTCGCATTTACAGACGGCATAAAGCCTTTCCTTACAAGTTCGTACTGCGACCACTTGACATCATTTCCCTTCATCATTGCCATACGCTTGTAATAAAGAAGTCTTTCCGGCTCTGTATAAGGGTTTCTATGGCTTGTAAAATCCTCATATACGGCATCTAATTCCTTGTACCATACATTCATGTCTACATTTCCTACAATACCGCCTACACGCCCTTTAGAAGTGTACTGCCAGCCTACCATGTTAGGTACTTGCGGCTGATACTTTACATCACACTTGCCGTTGTTCTTTCCGTACCGTGCGATCCACATGGGATAACTCACACCGCCATAAGGCTTAATGTATGTCTTGTAAAAACTTTCCCCAGTGTATACACCGAACTGTAATCCTGCATCGGTGATAACCTTTCCGTAAGCATTGATAATAGAAATAATATTTTTGCCAAGACCTTTCATAACGGCATCTTCAACATCAAGATATACTGTCACTTTTCTACCGTTAAGAATAGTAAGCACTCTTCTTGCATCAGATCGTGATTTTGCAACCGTTGTAATATATCCGTATTCATATACTCCGTGCACATGGACATTGTGCTCTTTACAACCTTTCCAGTTCTCCTCGAACTTCTTGTCCGGGTTCAAATCCTTACGGATGACTTTCAGAATAGCAAAATCAATACCGTTCTGTTTTACCGCCCACCAGTTAATCGTCCCCTGGTATGAGGACACATCAATTCCTGTTAAACTCATGTTTGTTTCTCCTTTTTTGGATGTGATAATTCAAAATTAGCCTGCATTGCCATAAGCCCTGCGAGGAACGCTTTCCTTTGCTTCTGAATTTCTTTTTCATTATTAGCAATGTCCGCACGTTCTATAATAGGCTTGTCAATATACTTCGATTGTGCTTTTCTACCGTTTAGGCAATGGTCTATTGCAAAGATTAATGCAGATATTCCATAATCTCCCCACCGTTGCCATGAGTTCCTATCTTCTTCCTCTTTTTTGAGTTTATATCCTTTGTAACACCACTCTAATTTTTTAGGATTCAGATGTTTGAACTCTTCTATCGAAATTCCCATGGAAAAAGCAAATGGAAAATATTCTTCCCATATTATTTTGTGCCAGTCGATTTCTTCTTGTGATCCTGTGGCATCTTCGTTACCTTGCTGTCCTCTTTCTCCATCTCTTCCTTGGTCTGCGTCATCATTTCCGTCAGACCCGACAGTTCGAAAAAACCGTCTTCTTTCATACAGTCTGTCAGTTCTCCATACAGTTTCACAAAAGACAGACCATTTGCTTTCATGTATTCTTTCATTAAAGCATTGGATTCATCCGGTGTAATACCTTCATGGTTTTCGATAAGACCAGCATAAAAAGCCGTTTTGCATACATGAGGAAATTCTGCAAGCATATATCCGCTACCATCTACAATTTCTTCTGGTGTGGGATTCTGTACATTTTTTGCTTTTTTAGCTACATAGCCACCGGAAAGCATAAGAAACATCTTTTGAATCAAATCCTTGCACTCCACAGCACCGAATCCAAACTCTAAAGTATATTCAACATCATTAACTAAAATCTTCTTCATAAAAACATATCCTTTCCCCAACATTTTGTTGGAAAGGAGCCGCCCGAAGACGGCTCTCTTTTTGCTAAATCAATGTTTCGTCTACCGCTTCATCAAAGTCAGCCACGGCAGTGTTATTTGTTTCTGACTGACTTTCTATTCCCCCGTTGTAAGTGCAACAGTAGAATCCAAACCTTTGTATTCCTCAATGGTAAGGTTCATTTCAATTGTCAGAAGTTCATTCTGTCCGATCTCTGGCTGTGGAATCTGCTCGGGCGGCTGTGCAACAACAAAGAAAGATTTCTCTTCTCCGGGAATGACAGTTTCAAACCACATTCTATTTCCACCAGTAAGAGCCTTATAGGCTGTGATAAGTGCAGTCCATTCAGCCACGGTCTCTGATGTAAAGTTGACTGTGACTGCAAAAGATCCACCAGTATCTGCACGACCTTTTACATATCTGGTGATTGCATCTTCTAACGCAGAAGCATCAATCTGTTCAGGTTCGATGTTGATGCCGCCAATGGCATTGATTCTTGTAAGTTGCTTAAAACTTGTAGGTTTTGTTCCGGCGGTTGTCTCTGTACCATATCCGAAAGTAATGCCTAAAGTAGAAACTCCGGCTGCTGCCATAATTTATACCTCCTTAAATTTGCATAAAAAAATAGAGCCGAATGGCTCTAATAGTTACAATTTATCATCAGCACCTACGCTTCTTCTGAACCGTGCAGTGCTTCTGTATGTTTTCTGCGAAGTGCTGTTAAACTCCGGCATGGAATTTATCTGAAATCGCAAACGCTTGAAAAGTCCGGCAACCGTAGACATGATAGCTTCAGCTTCTTCTTGACTTTTGTTTGTTATCACATCCACCTGGTATGATGCTGTGATTCCATTAACAGAACGTGCTTCAAGGTCTTGTCCTGTCTCTGCGAACGGCATAGCATGAAAGTACACCGTAGGGAATGTAGGGTTTGACAAATCCTTGCTTTTGTCCGTCACATAAGCTTTAGGATGGCTCTGTGGTATCTTCATTTTTAAGTACGATGCAATCTTGACTTTGAAATCTGATACCCACTGATATTCATTATCCACTACCAAACACCACCTTTGCTGTCTGTGATACAATATCACGAAGTTCTATTGCAGTCAGGTACATAAATGGTCTTGACGGCATACCTTCTGTAAAATACCATTTACCGTCATCCGCAGGATAAAACCATCCATATCTTCCATCCGCAAGTTGCCTTATGGTTTTTCCGCTTGCATATTGCCAGTCAACACCTTCCGGTAGTTGATATGGATATGGCGACTGCTTTCCAACAACACCAGTACCAAACTCCACGAAAGCCGCATGGTCTGTACCTGCAACCACAGCCCAAACACCGCCACCCTTTACGGAGCCAACATATTCCGAATGGATGCTTTGCAAAAGTTCAGATGTAAAGACAGCATCAAGGTCAGCAATCTGCACTCTAGCAATCTCTACACCATTTTCTGCCAGTGCTTCAGCCAGTAGCCTACATTTATACTCTAAACTATTTTCATAGTCTTTAAGAGCCTTTACAGCCGCTTGTATTGACTTTGTGTCAAACAGATTGATGTTAATTGTCTTTCCCATATCACTTCACCGTCTTTTGCAGTAAAAATAAATCTGCTGTCAGCCCTTCGTCTGCAACACCTTTGACAACATAGTCCGCAGTCTTGCTGTCCACAAGTCCGTCATCGTCACGACCTACTTCTGACTTCTTCCAGATAACATCCCCTGCCTTAATCGGCAAATAGCCTTTGTCGGTCACAATCTGACAGTAGGAACTGGAATCATCAATACCAAATTCCTTTACCAGTACTTCCGACAACTTATTACTGATATTAGCAGAAAAAAGGACGGGTTCTAAAAATTCCGTAATCGTTCCTTTGATTGACGGAATTTTTTCACCTGCAACTTCATCGTAAATAATGTTACCGTTTTTGTCACGGTTATAAATCGTGACTTTTTCTCCCTGACGTGAGTACTTCATGTCCTGCTTGTTAATGTCAAGCATCTTTCTTCACCTGCTTGTAAATCTGGTCTGCACCAGTGCTTGCAAGTCCTGAAATAATACCTACTGCGCAAGCGTTAATCACATCGTTTGCCGGAAAATTTGGAATTACAAACATTCCTAAAATTCCAAGTGCACCACCAACAACACCCACAATAACAGGAATGTAGTTATCCTTAACTTTGGTAGAATTTTTCGCCCAAAGTCCTACAAGATAACAAAGAACACCAATTCCTCCGCAAGTTCCAATCTGTGTGAAATCCATCATTCCTTACCTCCGTTCTTCAATCTTATTTCTTTTATTTCTTCATACATTTTAGTTGCCATTCCATTTCCACCAAGCGCATGATAAGCATTGTACATCTCAACAAAGTTTTCATACGCATAGCTTGGAATTTCTCCCAACTTCATGTACTTATCGTGATACTCAATAAGTTGCACACGCAAAAGAAGCATTGTTCCCTTGCTGTTCGCATCCCTATCTTTCTTTTGCTGCTTTAGGAGCCAGACGATGTAGCCTAATAAAATAGGCAGAACAATCGTATACGTCTGTAATAAAAATTCTTTCACTTCATATCTCCTAACTGTTTATTTGTTGGCACACCGCCCACCACCCTTAAAGTGTGCCGCCTGCAACCTTATTACTGGAATCAGTAACATGGTCACGCACAATCTTCTAAACCCCTCGATTTCGATGGGGTTATAAAACTTTTGCAAATGGAAAAACACCCACAAACAGATCCTCACGGTCTCTCCATGTTCTCGACACTCCATTCTCTGAATAGCTTGCCATGAAGTTTTCACCGGCTTGCGATCTGTCATACACGACAAGATTAACCACCACGGACTGAAATTTTTTCATATCCGCAGCAATCTTCTCTTCCGTGTAGCTTTCTGGGTACATTCTCTTTGCTCTGATGTCGGCTTCTGCTTGACGCATAAGTTGTTCCAAGAAAGGATTTTCTTCCAAATGGTCAAACACGACCTCGGAGCTTTCAGAATCAATATGAAATTGTTTCAGACGAATTTTTACTTGCTCCAAAGTCGTATATTCTGCCATGTGTTACCTCTTATTCATCCTTTGCAGTTACCGTAGTAATGCCTGCCTTTACTGCTCTGTAATTAGGATCACACTCGATAATCATAATTTCCTTGCCGGTTGTTGCTTCAATTTCAGAAGTGCCATCCCAAGTAGCATACGTCTTTACATTTCCAAGATAAGAAGGTAATTTACAATCATCTGCTACCTTGTATTTGTAAGAATTGTCGCCGCTTTTTGCAGGGGAAACGCTTACTTTCGTGTATCCATTAGTTGTTTGGCTTGCAGTGCTGTTCACTACCAATGTATCCAAACCGCTTTCTCCTTCGGTTAAAGTACCGATTACGATTCCATAAGGGTTAGGAATTACAGGGATAAACACGCCACTAGCCTTAGTCCACTCAGCAACCGGATCAGGAGTTGCCCACTGGGAAATAGTAATGAATTGCTTTTTGGACAAGCTTGTAAATGCACTTGCCTTTTCTTCTTCCGGAGTTACGCCCCAAAGTCCAGTACCAATCTTTCCGTTTCCAGTAGATACATAAAGAGTAAATACATTATCCGGTAAAAATCTCTTTGGAGTTCTCGTTGTATTTTCCTTGTTGGCAATTCCGTACATATCATCATCAATTACCATATTCAGACTATGCAGGCTAAACAACAGATTTTCCACTTCTGCCTGAGTAATTGCCATTCCAACGAAATTAACTCCCTTAATAGCTTTCATGATTCCTTCATTCTTAAGCATATAAGAGCGCATTTTGGTGGAAGTCAGTGCCGTATTGACAACATATCCTTTGTCAAGAGCCATCTGAACCATGTCTGCAATATCTCCAAGTATATCATGGGTAGGATCTTCCCAGCCTTTCAGTGCCTTGAACTTATTTACTTTGAAGTCAATAGCAAAATTGAGACCATTTTCGTTAATGGTCATCTTACCAGTAGACATAACCTCCATTTTTGCGATTTCAGTTCTTGTCTTTACAGAATCAGACAGCCGACCCATATCGTCATATACATAGTCAATCAGGTTGCTTTCTCTTACACCATGATTTAGCAACTGGCGTAATCTTTCAGACTGGTTGATTTTTTCCTTAATCAGCAGCTTTTCTATGCTTACTTTTTCAAATCCAGGTCTTACACCAATAGCAGCCTCGGTATCAAATGCGTGTACCATTGCTGCGGTAGGAAGATCCATTCCCTCGGAAAGTCTTTCGTACTCTGCTTCAAGGTTTTCGGTCTTGATATCAGGGAAAAGACGGTCACCTACATAATTTCTTGCGATAGAATAGTTTTGGGAAAAATCCAATCTATCCTTGTCTGTAATCATAGATAATACACTGGGCATATTTATTTACCTCCGTAATTTAATCAAAATAGATGCCATTTGCCTTAAGGGCAGTCTCCGCACCGCTGTCAACAGTTACAGGAAGATTTTCCTTAATTACTCTTCCGGCAATGATTACGGAAATAGGCTTTTTTTCGTCATCCGTAATATCAACATCCTCAAACACAATTCCCTTCGCAGAGGAATTATTTGCGGGAACTACGGTTCCAGCTTTAATGATTTTCTTATCATCTACCCGTGTTGCCATTGCTTGTGTTCCCTCAAAAGTTTTTAACACAAGTCCGACTTCACTTGCTAAAATGTTTACACCAGAAGTGTAAGTAGTGGTTTTCATGTAAGCCATAACGTTTATACCTCCTTGCTTACTGTTCGATTACATAGCGCTGATTATATTTCTTTGCCATTTCAGCACCTTTACTTTCAGTTTCATCACCACCGCCAGCACTACCACCGCCCGGATTTGTGGTTCCGTTTGCGATTTCCTGCTCTTTAGCCTGTGCCGCAGCAGTCTCTTTATCAGAGATAATTTTTCCGAGTACTTCGTAGTCAAAACTGCCGTCATCCTTGATAACCTGTGATGCCTGTTCAGCAGAAATATTAAACTTGGATGCCGCATTTCTTCTCTGTTCCGCAATAGCCTGTGTCTTTTCAAGTTCTGCGATTTTTGCATTTGCAGAATCAAGGTCTTTTTGCAGTCTTTCAGAATCGGACAAATCCTTATCTTTCATGGCTGTGTATTCCTTTTCCAACTCACGCAGTCTTGTCAACTCTTCACTGTTTTTGTTTGCCTTTGCGTTTGCTGCCTGAACATCCTTACTATTCTCAGCAATGATTTTTTCAATCTGTTCATCAGTCAAACCCATAGCTGTCAGTTCTTCTCTCTTCATAAATTACCTCCGTTATGTCCTACGAATTTTTATACGGTGCAACGACACCGGTTGACATTGCCGGTTTATACGCTCACGGCATTGCGAATTTTTATAAAAAAAACAGCTACCTATTTCTAGGCAACTGTCTTATTTTGCATTTGTTTTACAATTTCCTGTGCTTTTGCCATCTGCTCTTCCATGTTGATAATGTCAGCAGTTTTCCACAGAGCATCAAGGTAAGGCTTGGAAAGGTTGAAAGTCTTTTCGCAATCTCCCCAAAGTCCAACCGTTTTGATTGCAATAAGCGGATGAATACCACACTGCAGAAGTTGCAGTAATGTCTGCGACTTGGTATACATATTATCTTGTGGACTGTGGTTAATCTGCACATCAAAATCTCTAAGAGTGATTTTCAGATCCTCTTTCTTAATGCGGATAACATTCAGCGCAACCTTGGCCAGTCTCTTCTCTGCTGTCTTAACAACCGGATCCTTAAGCCTTGCTCTTGATTTTGAAAAATCCCATCCGTTTCTCAGCTCAACCGCACCCTGCGTATCACCGCCAGTGTTTCCTTGCTTGTTCGGTATTCCCAAAATTGAAAGTGCGCTGTCTGTTAAATCATCCTTGGAAACCTGTGTCTGCGTTTGGTCAAGTTCCTGAGACATGACATCCACATCAGACTTATTGTCTTTATTGATGGACTTTACAACCAATGCATGGTTCATCTTCATTTTTTTGAACTCTTCTTCGTCAATCTCACAGTTTACAAATTTGTACCACGCCTGGATAAATTGCTCTATGCCGTCCATTCTGTTTGACTGCGTATTATTGATTGCATCCAACAGATCTATAACAAGTTCAATATCAGACAACCGCTCATGGTTGTTCGGAAATTCTACAATCGGAATACCACCAAATCCGTGAAGTTTCCATGTATCAGGAACAACCGCACTGTTTTTTATCTTACATTCACAGGATTCCGTGTAGCAGAGCTTGTACCACTCGCCATTTTCATCTTTTAATTCCTGTACCGCCAAAATCGGTTCTTCAGAACTGCGGTTGTAAATAACAAACGTATTCAGAGGATTAGGTGCAACCACACGGATAGGCACATCTCCATTCACAATCTGAATAGCTTTGAATGATGTTCCGGTTGCCGACTGCCACTCACCAGCTTTTATGTCTTTCTCGTGCTTATTTGCATCTGCTAAGTAATCATTCAGTTCATCTACTGCCTTATTTACAGCTTCATCATCTTTTCTGCTGACAAACTGAATAGGCTCTCCGTAAGTCTGAGCGACCTTGAATTGCACCCATTCAAAAGAATGGTTCTCTACTACTCGATTGGTGATATCCTCATTTGACAGCTTTGTTCTGTATAGTACCGGTTGATCTCCTTTGTAGTACTCCCACAAGTACTTGATAACTGGCTTATTGTAATAAAAAACACCGATGCAATCACCGATAACCTTTACAATGTTGTCTTCGGTTATCTGCTCCACATCCGTATATGCAATTTTTCTACCGTGACAACCCTTTACAAGGTCTTGAAATTTCATAGTGTTCATATTTTCACCTACATAAATGTCATTCCGCTGCTCTGATCTCTTTTTGGAAGTTTCTTGATCTCAAGTTCTCCGGTCTCCGTATGGTAAACAACCATCTTATCGCAATTCCGGCACTTATATGTCTTGTCGATGTGTGATTTTGAACTGCATTCACCGACTAACCGTCCGCATCCCGGACAGTACACTCTAATTTTTTGGTTAAAAATCATAAATACCTCTTTTCTGCGCACAAAAATACCGCCCACATAACGTAGACGGTATTCCCGGCTGTTTGCCTTTTAGGAGGATTAGAAAGCATCTTAAATATTTTCGTCAGTTTAACATTACCATTTTTTATATATGACATTCAATGACATCATTCATTCAAATATCCTTCTCCGTATTTCTTTTCAAACTGTTTCAATGCAGTTCCGTGAAGTCTTACAACCTGTCTCCATGAATATTTCATTTCTGTTGCAATCACTTCAAAAGTTTTCTTTTCAATGTACCTTGCAAACAGAATATTGTATGTGTTTTCATCTTCCATGCTGTCTATCTGCTGTATGATTTTCTCTTTTTTATCGACAAGTTCGTCCACCATTCCATCTATTTTCCGTTCCATTTCATCAATTTTGGCATATTTTGTTCCTATTTTGTCAAAATTCGGTGTAGTCTGTACCCTTTCACCGCTTTGCGTAGCAGATATGCTTACCGCCATATCTTTGAGTTGTGCGATTTCCGTGAGTTTATTATTTATCATCCGATTAAGGCGGCTTATCTGCCCTAAATATTCTTTGGTTGTCATATCAATACCTCCGTCCGAAAGAGAATGGGTTTTGAATTGCTTCTGCTCTTGCCATTCTTTTATTTCCGTAAATCATGTCACATAGTTGTGCCGTAGAATCTATCCCGTCATCATGCTTCATTTTCCCTTCAAAAGTAGCAGACAAAATATTTTGAAAATACTTTCTGTACTCTTTTGTTTGATATTTCATGTCCACAAAATGAAGTTTTCGTATGTCTGGAGCATGATTTTTGATTCTATCCATTTTTGCAGTCTGATTGTCTGCCGGATCATGACTTGTGTTAATAGGATATCCGTCTTTTTCCCATATCTTTTCACAATCTGTACGGTATGCTGATGTTGTCTTTGTTTCCTCAAAATGGACTTCTGCTGTCTTATTATTAAATTTATCTAAATGTCTTTCCATTCGTGAAGTAACTTCCGGTATGGTAATTTCCTTATCACCGTCATTGTAGACAACATCAGTGATATAATGTTCTCCGTCAATCTCATAGCAGATAGGCATTGATACAAAATCACCGCCACCATAAGCAGGGTCATTAGCTGCAAATATCCTATCAGGTCTTATTCCTTCAAGTTCTGCCGGATTAAAGAAATTCATCATATCGACATTGAACATCTGACCTTTTCTTTCAATAGGCTCCTGTTGATACTGTGCAAACCATGATGCCATATCGTCATTGTTCTCAAAAGATGCCATACGTCTTTTGTAATCAAGAGTTGTATATCCCAAATGATACGGATAATCAAAATTGCTATCTCCGTTTTCATTTAGTGCAGGAATAATAACCTCTCTGTGCCGTATGCCTTTGTATTCAGGATCATTTTGTAATAGGTCTAACCGTCTACCTTGAACGTCCTTTTTCGCCCAACGTGTTCCTATCCCCAACAATTTAGCCTTTCCAGGCTTAATTCTCGGCATAAAGTTGTTGTCGAATTTTCCCCATACAGTATTTTGCCTATCTTCACTCAATGCTTCATCAATACCGCTGAATAAGTCATCATAAACTCCAAGCCCGTCACAGTCACAAGCACCATTCAATGTTCCGTAAATGCTTCGCATGGTAAATGTTGGGTATGTCTTTTTACGGATAAGGTCTACTGTCAAATCTTTTCCATCAGTGACTAACTTTTTCTCAACTATGTTTGGATATATTTCAGCATATGTGTATGTCGGGTCTGTAATCATTTCTATGATGCCGTCATAGTAACCACCAGTAATTTTGTCCGAATATGCCGAATACAGATTAGACCGTTCCGGTCTGTTAGAGCCAAACCACAGATTACCCATTTTTACTATTTGTGTCTTACCGATTCGTCCGGGACAAAACACCATTCCTTCATCAAGCACATCATCGTACAAATCTTGAATAAGCTGTGCTACCTGCCGTAATGGATTTATTCTCGGCTGATAAAATCTCTCTTCTACCGGTCTGTTCTTTTCCATGTATAGCATGAAGCTTTCAAATCGGTAATGTGCTTCAATCAGAAGAGTTTTGTAATAGTCATCAACAAGGCTGTATTTTTCTTCATGTTGTTGGCTGTATTTTTCAAGGTCAAGTATTCTACCTCCTGTCCTTTCCATGCAAAAACGCTCTACAATGCCTTTAGAACGGTTTGTTATCTGTAAGCCATAAGTTATATCCTTTTCGCCATTTATAGCCACTCTACAGGCTTCTATGTACGCATCAATGACCTGTTCATCAATTCCCTTGCGCTGTATGTAATTGTCATAGCTGTTTACTGCCGATATAAGGCTCTGACTTGCCAATATAAAAGAGCCTCCTTCCCTAAAATTTTGGAAATTTGGCTCTCTGCGTAGGCACTCTACGACTGGTGCTCTGAAATATTCTATTTATCATCCATATATGGCATTATTGTTCCACTCGACTTCCTGTTCATCAAGATATTTATGGCGTACCATATACCTCTGTATCTGTGATTCTGGGTAATTTACAATCTGTCCTGTCATTCTCACATATACATCATGGCTTGCTTCTGCTCCTAAGAGTGATTTACACCAACTTTTAACCACAACGCCTATCTGATTTTCCTCGACAACAACAATATCTCCGAAACAAAATTTCATCATTTTACCCCAATCCTATTGATTTTCCCGCACTTCGGACATTTGATTTCAGCCTGTCCGTTGAATTTGCCTAAAAGGCGGTTGCATTTTCTACAACGATATTCGGACAGTTTTACATAAAAACATTTTTTCAAAGCTTCCTCGTCTTCCTTTGTATCTGCCACGACAATCGGGTCTTCTCCCAGTGTTGTACATTCAATTTTTACATTTTCAATATTCCCGATGTTTTTAGGTGTGACCTGTCGAAACGCATCACGTTCTATGCTCTCAATTACTGCTGTCATACTCATTTTTCATCCACCTTTCAAACTCTTTCCGGCATTTAGGGCATAAATGAAATTCTTTGTATCCAACATCACATATTTCTTCAATTTGAACTCCTGTAAGCGATGGTGATACAAGTTCAGTATCAGCAACATACCTTGTTACATTTGCAAATCTCATATTAAATTCTGCTGATGTAATCACTTTCCTTGTTAAAAAAGTTCTTCTTTCCGGCATCATTTTTATTTCAGATTCACACCGATCACAGGTGTACCATTCCTTTTCATGTCTCATGTTGCACCTCACTTAATATCCGCCATTATTCTCAATAAGCCATTCTTTCAATGCAACGTGTGCTTTTGCGAAGCATAATTCCATGTCCGTATCATTTTCATGTACGAGAATCGCATCATCACCATCTTTTCTACACTCAGGATAGTCGTTTGCGCATCCTCGTTTGTAAATATAGATTCCCCAGTCACATATCTTACTATATGTTATTTCAAGATGCATCGGAAAATCTTGTGTCTTTTCGTCAAAAAACTTTAAGAACTCATTCATCCTCATATCCTCCGTAACCCATGCAGACGGAATCGAACCGCCGACACACATCCTATGCGGATGCTGTTCTACCACTGAAGCTATGCATGGTAATCGCACCGTAAAACCTTTTATGGCTTGCGCTTGCCATAACCAAATGTGCACCGCCTACTTGTCACTGACTATCCACACAATCTCACAGTCTTGTCTGTTCTCTACTTCATAGGCTTGGTTTTTGCTAAACATATGTGGCTTACGTTTTAGCCAGGGAATAGTTGCACGGAGAGTCGAACTCCGTCAGACCAAACCATGCCAATGCATTTCAAATCTGCAAATTCTACTTTGCAAAAAGTTTTCTGTTCCCGATAATACAACTACTATCCATACATCTCCCATCGACCTGAACTATTGCAGTAGTGCCAGACTAAGTGGAGATAAGGATAAACACGCCCGGAAAGAATCGAACTTTCGTTAGAGGTTTTGGAGACCTCTTTCTGTCCAACAGACAGACGTATATAAAGTTTTCACGATTTTTTGAAACTTGAAACGGTCAAACTTTTTCATTGCTTTCCAAAACAAGAGGATTTGTCACTATCTCAACAAAGCTACTTCCTAGGATTTTCACTTCTCAATAATGACTACTGGTCGAATCCTTCATCGACGCACGCAGATACAAGGACTTGAACCTTGACAGCATTTCTGCTGGATAGCTTAGCAAGCTACTGTGTTACCATTACACCATATCTGCATAATGCAAGCATATTTCCCGGGTTCTGCTACGCACTAAAATGTCGCATAGCAATATGCAAGCATTGAATTTCAGCCAAAACATAGACCACCTGTTAACAGACAGCATAATTTGACCGAAACGCCGTACACAGGATTTGAACCTGCAAGCCTTTTACAGCCAACGGTTTTCAAGACCGCTCCCTCACCACCCGGACATACGGCAAATATAGCATGGTTAATTGCTAGAACAGGTATCTCAACTCACAATTATGCATATCCCCCTGCGAACAATGATATGCGTTCCCACTCGTATAAACGCAGTGTGTAGGATTCGAACCTACAAGGCGAATAAACGCCCGGCGGCTTAGCAAGCCGTTCCAATAACATTATGGGAACACTGCATCTTGATGGTGCGATTTCTTGAAACAATCCATCCGTTACGACTATCAACCACGCACCTGCCCAATAGCGTCTTTTAGGATTGAATGAAAAAGTTGGGATGATGGTACTTGAACCCACAACCTATGCCGTAGAAGGACACTGCTCTTTCCATTTGCGCTACATCCCAATGTGCCGTATAACCACAGATGAACTTCTGGCATATCTATCTGCTACCTACCGACTATTGCAATCACGGTATCGTCTTATCACCGCAGATAAAGTTTTCACCGCTATATGGTTGCAAGGCTTCAAGCGGTTACGTGGAAAACCCTCACGAGCCTTGCGACGGCTCTTAACAGCATTCCGCTATGAGGGGAAAGGAGTATTCCATGTAGGTGGAATATTCGCAGATGGCAAAGACCGAAAGAAGAAAACATCTGCGAAACAGGACTACCAGGATTCGGACCTGGGATGCAGCAGTCAAAGTGCTGTGCCTTACCGCTTGGCGATAGCCCTAAACTCCGGGAGAGAGACCATCTGCTCCCGGATTATTTTTCGTGAAACACCCTATATTGCTTAATTATCACGCCTGCGCACGGTACTTTGAAAAACTTAGTGTTGTCGAACGCATTATTCCATTTTTCGTTTCCCGCACACAGGCTGCATACACTCTTGATGCCTTGATTTCTCTGCCACATATCCAATGCCAACACAACACAAGATATTTGGCAATAATAATGGCTTTATGAATTTAACCCATTCAACAATGTGATATGGGATAATTCGCATAATCTTCGGTAACCACATAGGCTATACCCACATGAAAGTTATTCCAAATGCAAGGAACATTGCAAGTGCGAAGAAAGTAACTCCTTCTGATGCTGTTTTCTGTTTTGGAGCATACCATAAAGCAGATATTGCTAAAACTGTCAATACCAACGTTGTCATTATTTTTAAAATCATGAATCCAAGCATTTTTTCTTCGTCCTTCCTTCAATTTCATCGATCATTGCCATTACCAGTGCTTTAGCAAACTGGCTATTGTTATGTATTTTAATCAGCAGATTGCCTTGCCGGATAAGATACGACCAGTCATCATCCGTTTTCGTATTAGCACACTCTTTATGTATTTTCCAAACCTCTGTGTAGATCTCTTTAATCTCCGGTGGCAATTCACATTTCTCCTTAACTGGCAAATCTTCTTTAGGCTCTTTATCAAGCCTGCTCTTTTGGTGCTTCATCTGACAGCTAACCATTTCTGTAACGTTCTCACGGTCTCTTTTGATTCCGTGACCTTTCAGAAATAATTCGCATTGCAGAACTTCACCACATTTTGAACATTCGTCTTTTATCTCTTTCCCAAATATCTGCATACGCTTAATCCTTGCTTGTGACTACTGCTCTTAAAAATACTCCGATGATGAACAGGATATATACCCATGCAGGAGCTTGCAATTGAAACAGTATCCATGCTAAAACTATGTAAATGAAAATCATGTGGTACACCTCCTAAGGGTCTTTTTTATTTTTGAGGAAATTTGAGGGACTAAGTAGGGGCTGTTCGCTGGTCCTGTCAGACCCCCTCCCCCGGTGTGCCATGCGGCTTTTCAACTATGCGCAAAATTCGCGCTTCGCGCAGTCTTTATTGTTACATTCTTAACTATCCCATATTTCTGCACGTTTCCGTTGTTGTTGCTAATCATTCGCATCTATGTTGCTATCGTCATACGCTCCGGAATCGGTCAACATTGATGTATTTTTATCTCCTGGCAATACTAATATACGCAATTGCGAAGCATCCAACACCTGTCTTGGTTGTGTTTGTGTGTTAACACCTTTTTGTGCCCACATCTTTCCCACGTCCTCGTCATTGTTTGCTATTGCCATTTCTCCCATGGGGTTAGATGCTAGACCGTTTGTATTTTGTGCTCTCATTGCTTCTCTTAGTCTTTTGTACACGTCAAAGCGGAATGTACTTAGTTCACTGTTAATTCTTGCGTTCCTATTGCCGTAGTATTTAACCTCTTCCCCTTTATTTAATAATATATTTATATAGCTACATTCTTCGCTTATCTCTGTATCTGACAGCTTAAATATATAGCCACTAGATCTATTAGCTTTTTCCCAGAGGTTTAAAGTATATCTATTTATGCCGGTTAAATTACTAAACTGTATTAGCTTTATAACTCCACCGTATAACTGGTTAAGCCTTATAATTAACTCCGTGATACTCTCAACCTCTTGTACGTCATAAGTCTTTAATTTGGATTTAGACCCGTTCTGCGTGCTCTCTCCTGGTGATGGTTTAAACACAGATAAATAAACCTCGCTCAATATGGCGTCTATAATATCTGCTCTCTGTTTAGCAGATTTGGAGTTGATATCCATAGCGTTGTTGTATGATCTGTATAAATCTTTAAAAGTGACTTCCGCAAGATCTGAAAGACTTACAATCTCAGCCATGTCCTGCACCTCCTTAAAAATCTGCAATAAAAAAATCACTAAGCATCACTTAATAAACCCATGTTTTTTTGATCTCCTCCACAGATCAGGCAAAAACATAAATTTACAAAAGTGATCAGCTAGTGACTTCTGATCGGTTCCGGTCTGTCGGCTCCGGTGGTCTTGGTTACAATCTGGGCGGCTGCATATCCAGAGGGGGTTGGATTTACACCGCTGTCACTCGCACCGTGTTAGCGTCGGCTCCCTAACTGTTTTTATCATACCATAAGTGCTATTTATAAATCTACAACAACCTTTTACGCATTTGACAATTTGTTGTGGTTGTATGTCTGCCGGTGATCCAGAGCATATAAAAATCATGCGATTAAAAAATATCATCCGGTTAAATTTGACAAATGGGATTTTTTGACAGATAGATAGGTAATTTTTGCAGATGGGTACATGGTGGCAGATGGTCAGCTCTAGTATTTATATATACTTGGTATATCATTGTCTTTCTGCACTTATTTATTTTTATTTTATCTAAACTTTATTTTATCTAATCTCCTTTTATTTAATCTGCGTCTACAAAATGTCTACAATTTGTCTACAAAATTTAGCACGTTAAAATGTCGCAGTGAAAATAGATCAAGAAAAGCAGGCTGTTACACCTGCTTTTCTTGTTTATGCTGTTGCTCTTTCTGTTCTTCTGATCCGTTCCGCTCTCGCTGTGATCCGGTCAATTAACGCCCTGTCACCGTATGCGGTTTTGATGTCCAGCAACTCCGGATCTGTCATGCTCTCCAGTGCTTGGAGCGTTTCCGCTTGCACTGTTTCCAGTGCTTGGAGTTCTGCCCGGTTAAATTCTTTCAGCCGTTCGGATTCCGTTGTTTCCAGTTGCTCCCGGTAGTACCGGAAGAACTGCCGGACGTTTGAGCGGATCCGGGCGGCTTTCTTTGCTGTGATCTGCTCCGGTGTTCCTTTCATGTCGTTTGCTCCTTTTCTCTTTGTATTCGTTCAATACCTTGCTTATAAATTTCTTCCGCTTCTTTCCTCTTGCGTTCCACCCATTCAACGTTGCTTTCGTCTGGCCGCTGTCCTGGTAAGCCTGCCCATTTCGGAGGATGTTTTATAACTGGTTTAACTTCTCCGTGCTCTCTAGCGGCTCTTTCTGCCGCTGTTTTGGCTTGTAAAGCGTGTAGCCGTTCATTTGCCTGCATGAGTGCGATTTTCTCGTCTATGGGGTTTCTAGAGCCTGTCACGGGCATTTCTTTCGGTTGCTCTGTCACTGTCTGCGGTTGTACTGGTTGCAATGCTGCGATCACGGCACCTATAACAAACTGGTTTACACTTACACCGTTCTTTTCTGCCTGCGCTTTTATCTGCGGTTCTAGGTCTTTCGGGAATCTAATCATTTGGTTAAATGTTTCCGACATTTTAGCACCTCCTTTTCTTGTGATATCATTAATGTGATATCATTAGTTTTTTATGATATCATTTGTGTGATATCATGGCTGTGATATCATGATATCATTAGTGTGATATCACTTGTTTGATATCGTGATATCACTATAACATTTTGTGCCTTATGTGTCAATATGTTTTTGTGCCTTATTTTAATATTTTTTCGTCGTGCTCCAGTTTTTCCGCAACAGCTAATTTTATAAAATCATTTACACTCTTATAACCTAATTTATTGATACGGTCTTTTGTGCCAGTTGCAAAACGGCAATTCACCCGTTCAAATTTGTTGTCGTATTTGTAAATTGCTTTTCTTGTTGCGTCTGTTGTTTTTCGCTCCATTGTTTGCACCTCCTTATATAAATGTATCTTTATTATATTTGTTTGTGCCTTATATGTCAATATTATTTTTTATCTACTATAATATAATCATGTTTCTTTTTGTGCCTTATACATTATGTACAACAAAAGTGCTTATTTTGTGCCTTATATTTGTATATTATTGCGTCTTGTATTTGTGCCTTATATCTGTTATAGTTATCTCAACAAATAAATAAAGCCGGTGACACCTACCAAGCGAACACCGGCACCTAAAAAGAAAGTGAGGTATCCAGCATGCAGAATATAACATTTAATGATTGCCCTTGGGCGGTAGCTTACAAGATCGACAAGAACACACAGGACGACAGAAAAACAAAAGTAATTATTACCGCTACTTTCTCCCATCCAGACAACGCAGAAGATTTTATAAATAACTGCTTACCAAAGAACACAAAGGATAGATTTTTTATAATCCGGCTGGCAGATCTTGAAAACTGCGAGAATGCCGACAGAATCCAGAAAGTTTCTGAATTCTATGCAAAAATTATTTAAGCCGAAACGCTCCGCCCTGGGGCGTCAGCCGTGGGATGGTCTCCCGGCTCTGATGATGGCAGACCAGAAAGGGAAAACATGACAACATTAAAATTTGAAAATAATAAAATCTATAGTACTTCTACACTCTGCGAAAAAACGGACGTTTTCGAAATCGTTGAGAAAATCCCGGCTGGCTTTTTCGTTTGGAATATTGGCGAAAACATGGGGACGCATGAATATATTCCATTTTGTCAAAATTTGTACCCAGGGAGCAAAGAAAATTTTGACATAAATCCCGCAACGCTTAAAGCTATAAAAGTTTCTACGGAAGAATGGGGTAGACTTACCGAGGCGGCACATTGTGGCGTTGGAAATCTAAAGCAGGCAGAAGAAGCATTGAAAAGTAAACGCCGCGGATACTGGAGCAACAGAAAAAGAGCCGCTGCAGAACTCACAATTGATATTTTCCGTAGAATTTGCAAATAGTCGAAACCGCCGCCCGGCGGTCTGCAGGAACTGCCCCACCTGCACCGATGAGACAGGGCACACGATGAAAGGACGGTTAATAGTATGAAAAAAGAAACAGCACAGGAAAAAGAAAAAAGAATGTTTAATCTGTACAAAAAAGACCTTGAAAAACTCGGGAACAATAACGGGTATATAAGAATGAACGTTATAGAATACGTTTGTAGCTTTCCAAAAATTAACCCTTACAAGATGGCAAAATCATTAAAAAATAGCGGTTACAATGTTGTTTTTGATGATTCCAGTATAACAAGGGAAGAAAACGAAAAGAAAAGACGAAAAGTTGAAAAAATAGCGTAATTAAGCAAGTAAGACAGGCTTACACCGGGGATCGTGCCCCGGCTTGCTTTTACCTGGAAACGGGAAAAAATGAAATATGGAGGAAATGGAAATGGGAAAAATAAATATTGATATGTGGTACGGAGACAAGCCGGAACAGGTGACAGGATTAGACATATATTTTAATGATTTAGGCGGATTTTATTCCGGCAATCTTCGCATTTTTGGGAAAATTGTTGGAGATTATTACGCCGACAGCGTGCAAGACATAGAAAAAGCATTTCCACACCTTGCAAAAGATATTGAAAACTGTTTGAAATAGCCGCCGCAGAGGATGCCCGCCGGATCACTACCGGCGGCGGTTTTATGGGCGAATTATACCCAAAAATTAAAAATAGGAGGTTACCATAGGATGAAAGAAAAGAACCTTGAAAGACTTTACAATCTGTTAGAGCGTGCGGAGCGAGAGAAAGACACGGAGACAGCCGCCGCCCTGCGGTGGGCAATTTTTGAACTTGAAAACAGATAAAAGACGGTTGCAAGCCGTCTTTTTGTCGTGTTCCGGGTGATATGCTACCGCTTTCTGTGGTCTATTTGTGCTACTCTTCCACCTGATCCGGTCAGATCCTGCGCCCGGATATATTGACGGATTGCGCTGTTTTGGTGTACAATCAAATATTACAAGGGGGATTTTATCAAAATGCGAAACGTGGGAATAGGTCATGTATACGACATTATGGAGAGCGTAGCGGATGCCGGGGAACGGTTGGAAACAGTTATAAGGGTTGAGACTGCCGCCGGTGGTATGTCTCCGGAATCTGCAGAGCTGTTGCGGTCTGCCTATGATTCTATGCTTTCGGCAGTCGGAGACCTTGCGAAAGCTGCGACACGTTGACCGGTTCAAGACTCGCACCGCAGAAGTGTGCAGATGTTCCACACTTTGAAACGGTCTGAAAAAATCAGAGAAAAACCTCTGAAAACGGATTTTTCAGCTTGAAAAGTGCTACCCCGGGGGGATTGAAAATTTTTAGCACGAAAATTGTAGAAAAATTTTCTTTCAAAAACCTATGAAAACGAGATTTTCGGTTGAAAATGCAGACCTACGGGGGTATCAAAAGAAACACATTAAAATTTTTTCAATACTTCATATCTATTTATCGACAGAATACCACAAATGTGTTAAAATTTTATAAAATTCAAAATGAAAGGGGTAATTACTCTATGAAACAAAGTGGTTTAGGAATTGCTTCGATGATTTTAGGAATCATCAGTATTTTGACAGCTTGTATAGCTTTCGGAATTGTGCCGGGAATTATAGGTGCTGTTCTTGCTATCATTGCACTATGTCAGAAAGACAAGAAACACGGCATTGCTATCGCAGGACTGACTTGCTCTATTATCGGAATTATTATTTTTGCCATTATGGCATTGTTTGTAAATAGTGTATCCGATAGTAACAAGGAATCTACCGGCACACAGGCATCTGTTTCTGCAATACAAGAAAGTTCTACCGCAGTATCAGAAAGTACACCGGAATCAAAGGTTGAAGAGGTAGAAGCACCCAGTGGTACTGTTATTTCTCCCGGTTACACATTCGATGCGGACGGCTTGCAAGTCACTATTAATGATTTTGACCTTGACTACACTGATTATGAGGATGAATACGGTTGGAACGCTCCTGCTGATGGAACAAAATACATTATGATTGATGTTTCTTATCAGAACAACAGCAAAGATGATAAGTATGTAAGCATCTACGATTTTCAGTGCTACGCAGACGATACAGATTGTGAGCAGAATTACAGTGTTGTTGATAGTTCTTCGTTGAATGCAAATCTTTCAAGTGGCAGAAAAACATCTTACAAGATTGCATTTGTAGTTCCGCAGGATGCGCAGAGCATTGAACTGGAATATGAAACAAGCATTTGGACTGGAAACAAAGAAGTACTCAAATTACAATAGAATATAGGATTTTAAGGGCATCCGCAAGGGTGCTCTTATTTTTTATGTTGCGAACCCATGTTCTGCATGATATAATATGTGTCAGTTAGGAAGTCTTGCGCCACGTCCGGAGAGTGAAAGCTGATTAGACAGCCTAGATTGTAACCAAGACCCGGAATAAAGACAGACCAAAAAAAGATTGGAAGTTCGCTACTCCAACAGTAACAGGGGTAGTGGGCTTATTTTTATGCTCTTCTGCCCCATGACAATGTATTTGTTGGAGGTAGAAAATGTTAGTTGAAATCAAAACAGTAAACAAAGAAGAAATAACCGTTGTAACAAGCCTTGATGTTGCGGAAACGTTTGGAAAAGAACATTATCACGTAATTGAAGATATACGTGAGATTGCATCAAAAATTAGTACACCCGAATTTTCGGGGCTATTCTATGAGACAGAATATAAGGCATCAAACGGAAAGAAAAATCCTATGTATTACATGAACAGAGATGGCTTTACACTTTTGGTCATGGGATACACGGGCGAGAAAGCTATGCAGTTTAAGATGGCTTATATTAAGCAGTTTAATGCTATGGAAAAGGCTCTTATTGGCAAAATACGGGAACGTGAAAAAGGAATTGGTGTCCGCAGGGTACTTACGGATAGTTTGCAGAGGACTTCCGAAAATGAACGGATGCACGGTCATGCATACTCTACCTACACCGATTTGATTTATAAATCAGTATTCGGAAAAACCGCAAAGCAATTACGGCTTGACCTTAATATTGGAAACAAAGAAAACATCCGGGATTATCTGACCGAGGAAGAACTACTGTTAGTTCAGAATGCAGAAATGCTTGTAAGTTCACTGGTTGGATACGGTTGGGGATACGGAGAAATTAAGGAATTTTTGGAAAATAAGTCGGTGAATAAACTGGTCGGATGATAGACTCCCTAGATTCGATCTAGGGCATTTTTATTTTTTTGAAAAAGTGCTTGACTTGTATCTCGAAACATTATATAATGTATCTCGAAACAAGGAGGTGATACCAATAGCACCTAAAAGCAGAGCCGATTACTTCAAAGAGCGAAGAAAGAAAACAAAAAATTTTAGTGTTGAAATCGAAAAGGAAAAGTTTGAGAAGTTAGAGGAAAAACTTTCCCAAAAAGGATTGACTAAAACGAAATGGTTTAACGAAAAAGTTGATGAAGAAATCGGAAACTAAAAAAGAAGGAGCAGCCATACCCGCAAAGTAACCGGCTGCTCCTTTACCCCAAAAGGATTGTGTAAATTATAGCACTGCATCTTCCTTTTGGCAAATTATTTTTGATTAAATGGAGGAGCTGAAAATGAGAGAAGAACTTATCAAAAAAATTATCTGTAACCTTGAAAATACCAGCATTCATTTCCTCAAATGCATATTGGCATATACAAATATACTTTGTGATAGATAAAAAGAAAGGAAAAATAATATGGAAAATATTGTAAACGTTGAAGGAACAGAGTTAGATGTCAGAGAATACAATGGTCAGATGGTTGTTACTTTTGACGATATCGACCTTGTTCATAAAAGACCAAGTGGCACGGCTAGAAAAGCGTTTAATAGAAACAAAAAGCGCTTTATAAATGGCGTTGATTATATTGTTTTGGAAAAAGAAAATTCTAATGTCCACCGGGTGGACATTAGAAATATTGATATTCCAAACAGAGGTATTACTGTATTCACCGAGAGTGGATACCTTATGCTCGTAAAGCCATTTAAGGATGATTTATCATGGAATGTTCAACGTACACTTGTAAATGCTTATTTTGCGGTAAAGAATCAGCAACAAACCACAGCAATCGAGGAAAAGCCGACATTAGAGTTTGAAACAGACTGGTTCTGCATCAACCGTGGAAAAATCAATTACATCTGCCGTTGCTACGACATTACATCAAAGGAATACATGCACCACTTACTTGAAGTTTTGGGAAGAACGTATAATTTTGATGAAGCAAAGAGAATTTACAGCGCAACGACCGGAAACTGGAAATGCAGAAATTCCGAAGTAATCACATACTTCCCACAGCTTTCAGACCTTGCATCTAAAATTATTCAGAAAGACTTAGAGGACTGTGCAAAAGAAGAGACCCCATAACAGGGGTCTTTTCTATGCCATTATTTCCATGTATCCGCTTATCAGTTCATCAGCAAGCGAAAACACTTCTCTTCCGTAGGTAGCCAAAAAATCAGCAACAATCTCTTCTGTCTGAATATCCATAGTCAGATTGTAGGATAAACAGAACGCATGGCACAATTCATGGCACAGCACACGGTCATAGAAATTACCATGAATCATATTTGATATGTAAATGTCTCTTGTGTTCCTATCAGTCATGCCAAAAGTATATGTACCATCAGAACGCATCAGCATAGGGCTGTGACTTCCTACAAGCCTTAAATTCCAGTCTATTCCATTTATCGTGAACAACTAACCACCTCCAACATAAAAGGGGCTAAATAAGCCCCTTAAGTGTTTTAACCGATTTTTGTTACCAGCGCAGACAGCTTGTTCCGCAGTACCGTCTTTTCTTCCGGTGTTGCATCGTTGATGATCTCCGTCATGTCGTTTGCAAGTTCGGTCATGTAGGTGTTCAGGTCACGGACTTTTGCTTCTTTGTCCTGCTGTGTATTTGCCTTATGCAGTTCCTTATTTTCCATGTAGGTTCTGCGGCTCATTCCACTTCTGCCCTCTCTTGCATCACGCATACCGGATGAAGAAGTTTCCGTGTAGTACATACGCCCCAAGTCTCTGTCCATGTCACGGTGATACATTTCCGGTGTCATGTGGTAATAGGGTGGCTCTTCATAACCTCTGCGGTAGGTTCCACGACCTTTAGGTGCAAATCTGCCGTCAGCATAGCGGTAATGGTCATAGTACCGTCTGCCACCGTCACCGTAACGATCAAACATTTCCACGACTTCTTCCGGATCATATTCCTGCATGGTTTTTGTCAGCTCACGGTAGTACATGGCTTCTGACAAATCTTTCATCATATCAACGACTTTTCCCATTTCGCAAGTATCTACTTTGTCAATTCCTTTGTCAAACTGCGCTTTAGCGCATTCAGAAAGTTTTTCAATCATTTCATGCATTCTCTTAACATCCATGATTTTTCACCTCCTACGCTTCACGAACGGCAATCAAATTGCTGTTCTGCACTTCAATAGCTTGCGTAGAAGTGTTCTGAACGGCTACCGTACTGCAGCATCCACGAGGAACATCAATGTAAGCCTGCGCAGATACATTGAAGAAATTCTCTACTGCTGCCGGAGTTACAATCATTCTTGTGGACTGTAAAGGTTCCCCGTCTACCGCCAGTGCAAGGGAAATTTCCCCAACAGTTCCACCAGTGGGAATCTGAATGTTACCGGAATAACTTACAAGGAATCTTGCACGACACTGATTAGTGATACCTCTTAACTTCACAATTCCGGATCCCTCTCTATGATTGATACAGTTACTTCCATTTACGGCAGTTTCAGTAAAAGCAACGTCCGCTCCTGCTGCCACAGTCTGTAATGCTACTGCTGTATATTCAGCCATAATAAATACCTCTCTTTCAAAATCAAAGGGGCAAACCATATAGTCTGCCCCATGTTGTCAGTAATTCTGCATAGCAGACATAACCTTAAGGTTAAGTTACTCGATATGCAGTTTTAGCATCCGCAACCAGTGTTGCAACCGCATCCGTAATATACGTTAGGGTTGGGAACCTGGTATGCAGGAATGGGCGCAGGATTCACAGCGTTGATGATCTGCTGTGTCTGTGCACTCATGGCAGTAGTCAGAAGAGCATTCTGACGATCCTGAGAAGCGGCTCTGCGCAGATCGTTGTTCTCTGCCTGCAGAGTAGCGATCTTATCTTGGCATAAGTAGTCAAGGATTGCTCTTGTACCGGCATTCTGGCTGTCGATAATATCACGAGTGTTGTTATTCATGGTGTTCTGCAATGCGCAAGTATTCGTTGCCATATTGTAGTTTACACCCTGGATAGCTTCACGGGTATCGCAGCAACACTGTGCTAACTGTGCCTGTAAAGCGTTAGCATTCTGCATTCCTGCTACGGTGTCTGCATTGATAGCCTGTTGGATTCCATAGCCAGTCTGTAAAATGTTGGTATTTACGCCATTAAATCCGGTAAGCATACCGTTGTTTACAGCGTAGAATCCGTCACACAGACCGTTGTTGATTCCGTCCAGTTTACCGATGATAGACTGGGTGTCGAACCCTCTTTGCAATGCAGAATCGGTGTAGTAACTGGAATTAGAGCCATTACCGCCCCATCCATTACCGCCCCAACCGCCAAAAGCGAAGAAAAGGACGAAAATAATAATCCACCATGCACCATCTTCACCCCATGCACCGTTGTTACCGTATCCGCCATTAGCTGGAATAACAGGCATGGTAAAGGGAGTATTGTTACTCTCAAACATAATTTTTACCTCCATATAAGATTTTTTATACTTAATCTTGCAAGAATTTAGTATCTACTTCATAGGAAATTGACGCTTGAATTTATCAAATTCGGAATCAAAATCCATACCACGTTCCTTAGCAATATTTCTTCCTAACTGCTCTACTCCAGCAAAATCTCCTTTTTGAGCCATGCCCATTATATTTTTAGCCATAGGGTTTGACATGATCTGACTGTTTCCCATCATATTTTGGATAAACTGTCGCGGATTCCCCATTGTCTTAAGCATCTGCATAGGATTCATCATATTCATTCTGCATCATCCTTTCTTTGCGATTGTGAAGTTTTTCTTTGCGTTTGCGCAGTTTTCAACTGCTCAATCTTTTGCTCCAGTTCATCGAAACGCTTCATAAATACCGCTGTGGCTTCGTCTGATAGGTCAAATTTCGCTTTTTCTGTGTCTGACGGTAAATTGTTAGGGTCTGCATCTAAAACAGGCTTGTAGAACCTTGTATAGATTTTTCCATCTGCTCCCCAGGATTTAGCATAGATCTCCGACAGGTCCTGCTTGGGGAAGAAAGCTGTGTTTCCATCCATAGGAACCTCATTCGGGGCTATGCACTCTTGCGCCGGTACAATACGACCGTACATCTGTACTGCGTTTTGCTGTGGCTGTTGCATAAACTGCTGTGGCTGGAACTGTTCCTGCTGTGGCATAAACTGTCCGTACATAGGTGTTCTATACTGCGGATTGAAATAGTTCGGATTCATAATCGGCTGTGGCATGGCTATTCTCCCTTTCTTCCATTGATTCTATCTGTTTCGCAATTTCAACTTCATCAAGTGTCTGATATGTCGGCTTGTTCATAAGTCCCAACGGACTGAAATTCATAAGCATTACCCGTTTCTCCTAAAACTTCCTCGATCACATGAACCATGATTGATTGATACTTAATCGGCACTTCCCTTGTACGTTCTTTGCTGAATATATGTTCCAGTGTTTCATCTGAAAATTTGAATTTTCCCATAAGGTCATCCCTCCTTATGCTTAAATTTTGGCATAAAAAAAGACGGTCTACCCGTCATGTATCCGTCACATTTCATTCACTATAAAATTATTGGAATCTTTGCAAAAAACTCCTTTCGTTTTAGGCTTGACTACTATTTTGACTACTATTCGACTACCCGTTGCCCGGGAATGCCCATTTTATCAGCTTTTTCGAGTGGAAGCAAGGGGGCTCGAACCCCACTCTATTCCTCTTACTTTCCGCATATTTACTGGCTTTCTAGGTGTTTTTTGTTGATTACTTTTGACTACTTTCGCAAAAATAGTAGTCAAATCACCTTGCCTGTAAATCTGGTATACTACTCAAAATAGACGATTTCTTTTCAATGGTTTTCCTGTTCCTATGATAGTGTATTTCTGATGTCATAATATCTGTATGCCCCATCTGATCCATAACAAGTCTCTTATCCACATTGTTATCCATAAGAATAGTTCCATATGTCTTTCTTACTTTGTGCGGTGGCTTTGGATAAATTTTCAATTTCCTGCAAAGCCTTTTCTGCCTTTGTCTAACCGCCTGTGCGGTGATCCTAATATCATTTTTGGTAAAAATGTAATCTCCAAACGGATTCATGTGTTTTATTTTATCGCAAATCCATACATAATCACTTGGTATAATTGCTGTTCTGATTCCTGCCTTGGTTTTAGGATACTCTTTTACTTCAACAACATTGTTTCCGTTTTCATCTTTATACTTCGTCTCCGTTCTGCGAACGTTAAAAGTATTATCAGAAAAATCGGAATGCCTTAATGTTACAACTTCTCCGATACGTACACCAGTTAAAAACATAAGCAATATCGCAACATTAGAAGTATCAAGGTGGCTGACAAGATACTTAATCATTACATCAGTTTCATATTCGTCGAATACTTCTTCATAGTCTTCTTTTATTACTTTTTTAAAATCACTATCAGATACGTCAAGATTATCAAACAGTTCTACGATATTAAAATCAATAAGTTTGCGTTTTTTCGCTCTTTTAAGAAATGTTCTTGTAATTCCTTTTAGACCGGAAAATGATTTAGGTGTCAACTCTTTATCGGCAATTTCTTCCTCTAAAAAATCCCCCCATTCATCTTCTGATATTGATTTTATTCTTCGCTTTCCCAACTCTCCATAGTGTCTGAGAAAATATCTCTCGTCTCTGTCGTATGTTGCTTTACATATCTTTTTAAGAGACAATCTCCGGTCTTCACATTCGTAAAACACTTCTGTAACTGTTGGATTTTGCTCTTTTTGGTAGTAAAACTCAATAACTTCTTTTTTGAGATCTTCCTCGCTTTTCTTTTTTACAAGTCTCCTTCCTTTTTCTTCATCTGGCAAATAAGTTCTCCAGTATCCGTCTTTGCCTTTGTTGATTGCGTATTGGTGTTTCTTCAGATACTCCTCTTTCTTTTTCATTTCAATGCTTTTTTGCAAAGATTCCGTGTCAATCATACCATTGCTAACGGCATATTGCAATATTTCCATATCAGAAAGTTCCAAATCTATCACCTTCTAACCGCTTAAGTTTATTTTTTATAGACCTCACTCTTCTTTCTACAGTAGTTACAGAAATGGAATGTCTAAAGGATATTTCTTTTTGAGAAATTCCTTTAGACAAATCCCAAAACACTTTTTCTTCCTCTTCCGTGAAATTGGCGTTCCGAAAGATCTCTTCAAGTTCTGGCTTAGTCAGTTTTGACAACTTCATAAGCCATTCTCCTTCACTAAATTTCAGTTTAGATGTTCATAACACCAGACTTCCATCCTGCTTTTTTAGCCTCTTCTGAAAGAATCTCATTTTCTTCAGCTATATCCATTTTTCTTTGTTGTTTTTCTAAACAATATATTGATAAAATTTCATCCACCAACTCATTAATACTACATAACATATCTCCGTCAACCTCTTCGGTTCGTTCTGCATCATTTAAAATATTTTTTATATCTTCTGCACATTCATGTATTTTTCTCATACAAATGCCTCCATAAATCTTAATATTTCAGTTTACTCCAGATGCGCTGTCCATTCCCAAATATCTACCGGATCAATGGGTTCTGCGCATTTAGGGCATATAGGATATAAACCTTTTCTGTAATGTTCCTCCATTTCTCGGAATACTTTATTCTTTCGCATCCGTTTGAATTCAGCATCTGCCAGTTCACTGTATGTTTTGGCTTTAGATAGCATTTTACGCTGTTCATCCTCCAGCAGCTCATACCGCCTCGCCAATGTAAGCAGAGCATCAAAAGCATCTACCGTAGCTCCGCAATCCTGACAGCTTACGATCCTGTTTACCGTATCGACCTCGTAATGAGGTGGATCGCATTTGCACAGCTTTTCTCTTCCTCGCTCGATTCTTGCTAGATTGAAGGAAATAATCTCATTGTCCATAGTATTCCTCCACTAAATCCTAAGAGCATTACCGCAAAATCTACAGTACTTTGCCAATATCACACACTTGGAACCGCCTGTATAATGGCTTTCCACATATTTGTGTACTACTGCTCCGCAATATTTACACGTTATTCTTGCCATAACAGCGTAGCTGTCATTTATTTCTTTCTGTTCATCGTGTGACCACATTTCTCGCTTAACTCCTTTGCTAAATCCTAAGTTACATACTTAATTTCTTACCTTATCCAAGTACTCCTTGCATTTCCAATACACTTCCGGATCAAATTCTTTCCGCTCATGCTCATATGCGCTGTAATCTGCCGAACTGCATCCGGCAATCTGTGCCATCTTAAACATGGACACTTTTGCATCTCTTCTTAGTGCTGCAATATAGCCTGCGTACATCCCTTTGTCTCCGTTGGCTAACTGTATTCTTGCCATTTCCTGAATATTTTTCGATGCAGATGCTTCCATTATTTGCTTTATTGTGCATTCCTCGTTGTGGCAATCATAAAGGCAACCGTGGATTCCATTCTTGCCATCGAAAAAGCCAACCACATATTTTGTAGGTTCCTCACAGTCATTACATTTTGCATTTATAGCCATAATTTTCACCACCTTTTAACTTGCCGAACTACCGAATTTTCCTCGGTAGTTCGATTTCTCCCCCGTATTACCGGGGGATTTTAACTTGCTTTTGAATTATTGAGTGGAACTAAAATAGAAACTCAAATTTTTAATTAAATTTTTCACTTCTTAACTCAAATTTTGAGTTACTATTTCACTTTTTAGTTCCTGATTTCACTTACTACGCAAACCGAAGTTGCCCGGTCTGCTCTGCTTCTATTCTCATGTTCGGTGTACGCTCTCCTATTCGGAGATCACTGCAGTTTGCAGATACCAGTGCTTCTGCCATAACCGGCACTACGCTGTTACCTATCCTTGCCACTCGCTCCACAATAGGATATGTTTTTCCTGCAATATCCCTATCAATGATATAATCATCGGGAAATCCCTGCATCAGCTTCAATTCTTCCGGCTTCAGCATCCGCAGAAAAATGTCTTTTATAACATATTGCTCTCCATCAATCTCAATCAGAACATTCACCAGTCCGAACCGATCCTTTGTGGTAATTGTCCCCAGCGGCTTATCCAATGTCTGACCACAACCGGTTCCGTAATATTTGACCATAAACGCAGATACAAGTCCGAAATGTCCAGGGGAAGTGGTGATTGTATGCAGTGGCTCGTCACACCCCTGCCCGATCCCGGTCTTATAAAACTTTGTGACAAATGCGGTTACCAATCCGTACCGGTTGCTGGTATCAATAGTCTTGATAGGATCCGTAAGGAATTGTCCCCGGGAATCCCCCTGCCTGGTTTCACCGTGATACTGGATGATAAATGCCAGTGCATCCTTACTTTTGACGATATACGGATGTGGATTATTAATTATGTACTTTTTCACACCATTACCGATTCTGTCCATTGTAGCCGCCGCCAGTGGCTTCTTACGCTCAAATATGGATGTTCCAAGATCAGACCAGTCAATATAGTCACCGCATTCTTTCCATCTCGGTAGCAGTATCCCATCTTTACTGTATGTAGGTGCTGGCCAGACGATTTTATTTCCATCCCGCCGGAAGATTGCATACCATCTTTTCCGTGTCGTAGGTGCCCCATAATCCGCAGCCACAAGTTCCCGACTATCGAAATCATATCCAAGAGAGGTCATTGCTGTAATAAACTTACGGTAGTCCTCTCCCCTGCGTTCCGGTATCGGGTGACCGTCTGCATCCAGCGGACCCCACTGTTGTATCTCTTCAACATTCTCCATTATGATTACATCTGGCAGTAGCACTTTTGCGTGCTTGTACACCGCCCAGGGAAGTATCCGCAATCCTTTTTTGCGTGGTTGCCCGCCCTTTGCTTTGCTATGGCTCGTGCAGTCAGGCGATGCCCACATGAGAGCCACATGGCGATCTCCAACATACTTTTGCAGATCTACCTTAAAAATATCCTCTGTCAGGTGCAATGTGTCAGGGTGGTTTACCATGTGCATCCGTATAGCCTGCGGATCGTGGTTTACGGCAATGTCAACAGATCTTCCAAGTGCCATTTCTATTCCTACGCTTGCGCCGCCGCCACCGGCAAAGCAGTCAATGATAATGTTATTTTTCATGGCATCACCTCCGGCATAAAATCAGATAATCGCATTTGTGCCATTTCTGCATCTAATCTCTTTTTGGACAAATCATAATAATGCTTGTCCAGTTCAAATCCAACATATGGATGGTTGGTTCTGTAGCAGGCTATCAAGCTGCTGGCACTGCCTACATGAGTGTCCAAGATAATGTCTCCGGGCTTTGCATAGCGGTTTAGGAGCCATTCATATAGTGCTACCGGCTTTTGTGTAGGGTGGATACGGTTTTCATTTAATGCCTTATTCCCCTGCTGAATAGTTCCTTCAGTAATGGACTTTCCCTGGAACATTCCACGCCACATATACCGGAATATGTCTATCCTTTTAGTCAGACTGCAGAATGCCACCTCTGCATCCGACTGATCAGAACCATCATTGCATTTATCCCATACGATAAGACCACCAGCCAAAGTAAAATCAAAGTAATTGCATCCCCATATAATCTGATTTTTGGATACCCGAAACAATTCCTCGAAGTATTCCCTAGAGGGTGGCTCATTGTCCCACCCTCTGTTTTCGTACTGACCGTCCTTTACGTATGTTTTTGTTCCATTTTTCTGCTTAACAAATGTATTCCTATTTTTGCCACCATGCTCATGTAAGCCATACGGTGGATCCACAATCGCAAGGTCAAAGTAACCATCCTGGAACTCTTTCATCCCATCCATGCAATCCATGTTGTAATATCCAAAATCCATTACGGCATCACCCCCGGAATATCCTCAAAACTAATCTGATTATCTCTTTCAAAGACAATCATCTCATTTTTGGCTCTCTGATAAAAATTGCGGTCAATCTCAAATCCGAATGCACTTCTCCCGATCTCTGCGGCTGCTCTTAAGGTACTACCGCTGCCACAGCAAGGATCAATCACTACATCACCGGGATCTGTAAAAATCTCAATCAGCTTTTTAAGGACTGCTACAGGCTTTTGTGCTGGATGAATTTTCGGAATATCTTTTCCGTCTTTCTCCCAACTGAACCAGTTAAAAATCATTTTCCCAGTGCCACGGATCGTCTTTCCTTCCTCGTCAACCTTTGCACCGTTCCGGAACTTCGGCAGCTTGTCACGGTAGAACACAAGAGCATATTCTGTGGCACCAACCACACGCATATTTGCCTTAAGCACCTGCGGACTGTAATTTTTTACAAATACCAACGGTATGTAATGTATGAATCCATGTTTATAGGCGGCATCAATCAGTATAGGAATCTGCTCAAAAGAGCAGAACACGATCATGCAAGGACTGTTGCTACTTCTTCCCCTGGTAACGCTATTCTTGTCTTCTTTTTTCAGCATCTTTGAGCAGAAATGGAAATACTCATACAGATTGAAGTTGAAATCAGAATTGAATGCCGCCTTACCTGCTAGCTTGCTTTCACCGTTCTTATTATCCCCGCCGTTGTACCACATAGGATTACTTCCGTAGAAATTCTTGCCGACATTATACGGGACATCGGCAATGATAAGCTGTGCCGGAGGTATGGCATATTTCTTATAGTTCTGCATTGAATCTCTGTAAATCTCACATTTTAATTTTTTCATTTTTTTCAAGGAGACCGCATATGCTTCACTCTGGCCAGAGTCTCGGCTCCTTTCTTGATTTTATCTAACTATTGTTTCACTCTGTTCCTTGTACATCTTGCCCGCCATCTGCACCAGATAGTGCTGTAGAGCCTGATCCACGCTGATCCGGTGCTTTACGCAATATCTGTCAACATAGCGTTTAAAGTCCTCGTTCTGCTCGTACAGGGCGGTGTAATCAATGGGTTCCATCTGCATCACACTCCTTCCGGCTTCTCGCACCGCTCAAATTCGATAACCCATACCCACGGATTAGCATCCCAACCGTAGCGGTCAAGGTCTGATTTCTTGATGGTGGAGTTCCAAAGTTTATGAAATCCATCGATCATATTAGGGTCTCCACCACTATCTGGGTCCGAAAACGTTGGATGCCATCCGTTGTTTTCGTAACATGCTTCATCCCAAGGGTCTGTGCCCTCCACGCATGCTTGTTCCTCTGTAATCTCCTGCAACCGCTCTACCCGTACATCCGTAACCTTAAGCCAGATACGTGCCGCTTCTTTCGGCATGTGGATGGATGGTTTCCACTTTGCAACATCGGCAATGTCATCTCTTTGCCAATCTTCGTAGTAAAAGTATCCGTTCGGCGCCTTTTTCCATGTTTCCCGTACATACAGGATATCGCCCGGACAGATAGGACAGGTTCTTTCTGCTATGCTTAACTGCTCCGTATGTTTCTTATCTGCAAAGTTATGTACTGCATAAGTTCTCTTGTCGGCATTGTAAAATTCCATATCCGGTACGGTATACTCATTTGCATCTTTGCATATCCGCCGGGTGCAAGTCTTTCTTCCGTCCAGAATTGCCCGAACCATTTCTGTATTGAATAAAATCGGTTTAATTGTCATCTGTTCCACCTGCCTTTACAATCTCCAACAAATCATCTACCAAATCCTTGACCTCGTACATCATCATAGTGTCGTAGGATTTTGACTGCTGCTCTGCTGTCTTATTTCCATACTTCGTACAGTCTTTCAGGAATGCTGTGCGTTCTTCCAACTGCTTCACAACCTTGTTCTGGTCGTAGATCTTACTTTCTGTAAATGCCTTTTCCATCATCACTGCGGTTTCCGACTCATAGTTACCACAGCAGGTATTCATATCCGCAAGACAACGCTGGAAGAACTCTGCAAATCGGTCTGTGTTATAGTCCACTTCAAATGCCTTTGGAATATCAATTAGTATTTTCATCGTTCGCCCTCCTGTTCCAATCTGTAATTGCTTTTGTTCGCTCGTCTTTCCCTGTTCTGATGCCTCCGTCCTGATCCATGTACATCTCACATTCATAGCTTTTTGGAAATTCTGTTCCGCATTTCATACATTTGATTTTGAACATTACCCCAACAGCCGAATGTGATGACTTATTTGTAATGGTTAAGAACATTGCTTTTCCGCCGCAAAACGGGCACGGCTTTAATTCTTCACTCATACTTCATCCCTCCAATCAATGCGCTGCCCGCAATTCGGGCAATAATCATATCTATCATAATCAACCTCATAATGCTTACCGCAGGAAGTGCAAATCCATGTATCGTATACAAGTTGTCCGTCCGAGAATCCGTCTCCCTCGTAATCCGGTTTCTTTGCTGTCTGCTTCTCCACAGCTTTACGGCATTCTTCCACCGTGCCGATCTGGCGGTACTGTTGCACCTCTTCCAGTGCGTTTATTGCCATTGCATAAGCATTTTCAAAAGATTCACCCCATGATGTATCACATGGAATTGCTTTTCCAATTTCGTTACAATCATATTTTAATTCTTCAATTGCTTCATTCTCCGTCATGGCTACTCCTCCAACAGTTCCGGATTGTCAAATACGTTACCAACAACCTCATATTCAGTTGTATGCTCAAGCCTATGCTTATAATATTTTTCTCTAGGAATCGTACATATAATTTCAAAATCTCTAAATGTTATAAGAGTATTTACCTCACTATTGTTTATTTTTACAATATCATTCTCCCAAATCAGATTACCGTTCTTGTCTTTCAGTCCGGTGCACTGGCAGATTGTGGCTGGGGCTACTTCAAATGCCACAAACTGCAAACATCCTTCTTCTCCGACCTTATCACTCTCATTTACCGAGTTACCAACTGTATGAATAAATACTTGCCCTGTTACACCATCATCAATACGATTTCCAATTACCCATTCCCCGTTATCAATCCGCTTTCCACGGAATAAATATCTATCCTGCATCCTCATTCCTCACTTTCTTTCTTAAATTCCGCAGTACACATAATAGCTCCATCGCCAACTCCTCGTCAGTCATGCTCCTGATCCGGTCTGCGTTGATCATAGGTACGTAGTGCTCGCAGTCTCTTTCTATGTCCTCATGTGGACAGTCGTTGATTTTCTCGCACCATGAGTACGCATCAAAACCATTATCCTTTGTTTCTAAATTCTTGCAGTTATTACACTTCGCCATCTCCTACCTCACTTTCCCTGTACGACTCCGGCAGTGGCATCCAGGCTGTAATATCAATATCTTTGTCCACTAATTCCCAATCGCATTTACCGTATTCTTTGAGATAATCAACGCAAGTGGATGACCACCAGTACCACTTTCCATTGCAATAAACCGCAGTATTCGCAAACGGAACATCTTTTATGTCTTTGTAATACGGTTCCGGGTTTCTGTTTATCCATGTTACATTAACTGGTACAAGTTCCTCCGGCAGTCTCTCGCTTACTGGAATCCACACCGGCTGATTCTGCAAGGTGGTGATTGCCATTTGTAATGCTTCCTCACAGCAATGATCTACTCCTGTTTTTCCGTACATAGGACATTCTTCACAAACCTCTGAGTACCGTTCACTCTGAGCCTTTAAGCAGTAAATAGCTTCTTCTATCTTCATTCCGCACCTTCCATTTCTGCAAGCATTTTTTCTATTGGATCAACAATTTCGTTCAATACGGTTTTTTCATATTTTTCTTTCCAATATTTTTCTCTTTTCCAAAAATGCTGTTCTCTTACTTCCTGCATAATGCTAATACAGGTTATAGCTTCAAGCATTCCCCAACATCCGTCACTTGCTCTTTCATTGCACCATCTAATAAATTCTCTAAACTTCATGCTTTTTCTCCATTTCTGCCAGCTTGGCTTCGGCTTCCTCTCTGGATAAAAATATTTTTTTACCTATATCATCTAAGAAATAACAGCTTTCACCCATTTTATTCATGGTATCAATTCTTACAATGATTCTTTTATTGTAAAACTGCTTGATATTCATTTGTAAAACGTGTGTTGTAATAATCGGTTCTTTTACATATGGAGTTATACAATATAATGTATCTCCCACCTCGCACGGTAACCGCAAGAGAAACCCCTGTTCCTCGGCATCCTCGTAGCGTTTCAACTTTTCCCTCAACTCTGCCATTGCCCACATGTTTCGGTAGAATATCGCAATCAGACCTCTTACGTCTGCAAACGGGTCAATACCAAGGTTGTCCATCATTTCTTCGTCAAAAGATTCGTCTTGCAATGGCAAATCTTCTCCTACCAAAGTAGTTGTGAGTTTTCTTACAAAATCTCTTTCGTCTATATCAATCTCATAATCTCTGTATCTGCCACTTCCATCCTTTGCTATGTAACAGCAATTAAGTGCCAGTTCAACCATTCCCATATCTGATACATTCTTGTTAGTTGTTAATCTCTCCATCCTTACTCCTTTCCGAGATCCTCGGTCTCTCCGCCATCACTGGATAGCTGCAGTCATACGGCTTTGTGCGTCCGATTCTAATAGCATCAGCAACCGGATGTGTAGCCATGTAGAGTAAGTCACCGTTCTGAAAGTTTCCTGTTCCCTCTCTCATACAACTACACTCCTTTTTCCGTATGTACTTGCGATTCCGTATACATTGCAAATTTCTCTGTAATATTTTTCCTGTGCATGGATATTAGCATCCACACGGTCAAGTTCCGTCTCGCACCACTTTGCAAATTCTTCTGCGGACAATGGTGTTTCTGAAACATCGAATTTCTCTCTGTTGTCAATCACAAAACACACCATGTCAACCGGAATATGGTTCAAATCCGAAAGAATCTGAATCTGTTTATCCTTGTCCTCTGCTTTTTCGTAATTCGCCAACAATTCATAACCTGTCATCTGCATTTATATCACCTCTTATCAAGTTTGATTTCTTTGTCGTAACAACTCTTTTTCGGATTTCCCTCTACTGGGGAAACCATCTTTTTAGGGTCTGTGGTGTATGCTCCGTTTTGCTTTAAGCCGACTTTTCCTTTTTCATCCACATAGCATGACGGCTTGTAACGATCCGGTGGAATGTAGTTGTGAATGCGCCAGTGCTTCACCAAAACGACACCACTGTCGAAAGATAAAAGGAATCTGCTGTCTATCAGTATCTTCAAATCATCATCAGATGCACCACACATCCTTATGATTTTCCGTGGATTGTTCACGAATCCGTCATCATCAGCGTTCATGCAGATGTGAAAATAAAGCATTTGAGCCGTAGCAGGAATATCCAAAAAAGCATCACTCTCAATTATTTTTGCGCTGAACATTCTTTTTTCTGCCATTTAGAACTCCTTAGTCAAATATAGGCTTCTCAATATAAATCCCGGTGTTTTCCACCAGTTCTCTCCACAAGTCCATGAAATCCTTTCCGTTGCACTTGTCTCCGGCTTTGTCCATGTGGTCAGAAAACTTATCCTTGAAATTCGTCAGCTTCTTCTTTCCGAATCCATCTTCCATAAGAATTACCATTCCATATAGGATGTACCTTGTGGACAACTCATTGATAAGATTGTTACATCTGACCTGTTCACGTATGCAGTTCTGCGCTACAACCGACTTGTAATGTGGATAATCAGCTTCGGTAAATTCCTTGTACTCAATCGTCCAGTCTGCAAAATCGTTAAGCCTACTCTGTAACTCCGTATAAGGCTCATTCTCGTACTTTTCATTGTATTCGGTGAATTTACCGCAAAAGTCGGAAGGTCTCGTCTGTGAGTACTTATAGTCTTTCCACAAGGTATAGCAGAACAGTGTCAGTATTCCGGTGAATGGACTTCTCTCCGCAGACTGCTTCAAAAGTTCTGTCTGCCGCATGATTTTCAAAATTTCCTGCGGATTGTCATATCTTTTTGGCATTTTATATATCACCTCCAAGTTCTGTGATGCTTGAACTCTACAAAGAAAATTTCATTTTATCCAATTTTTCAATTTGTTTTTTTAATGATTCAATTTTCTTTATTCTCATTACTTCTGCCCTTAAAACTGCGTCTTCCTTCTTTTTGTGCCAATCATTTCCGCGATAATATCCATAATTTTTAGAACTTATCATATCTCCGGAAATATTTGAACAAATCTCTGCATCGTCAGTTTCTATGATTCCAGTACTAAGTGCATATTTTGTAATATATACTTTCATATTATTCACCGTCCTTTTCTCCATGCAAAAGTTCCATAAACCGAACAAATTGTCTTTTTGACACGGAATTGTTCTGCTTCTCAGGCTTCAAACTGATGACTAGATGCTTGTCGGCAATGTTCGCCAGTTCCCTTGCAAGGTTGATTTTGCCTTGTTGTATGCCCTGCGAATAAGTTTTAGGCTGTTTATATTGCCCTGTTACTTGTTTCCCTTTACCTTGACTTCCTGCCGTGACGTTGTACATCTGAATACCACTATCAGAACATTTTTTAATATACTCGACTTCTTTTTCATCAAGTTCTGATATCCCACAGGTTAAAAAATGCAATGACCACCCATGCGGATTATCTTTGCTCTTGAAGCCATGTTTTTTAAGGCTCAATGCTATATGGTCGTATTCCGCAAGGTGAGAAGATGTGCGCTCTAAAAGTCTGACAGCTTGCCCACAATACCCTCTTCTGATTCCTGCTTCGTCCACTCTGTAAAACAAATAGATTCCGCTAACATTCGATATTTCGGGGCATATCTGTTTTATTTTTTTCTCACGTTCTGCTTTCATAGCATAGATTTTCTTCCAATCAGCCATTCGCACCACCATTTCTGTACTTTTCAAGTTCTGCAATCATGGTTTCTCTGCCAATATCTCCACTCGCACGCCACTCTACCGCATGAAAAACATCGTTAAGATTCTCACTCAAAACCTCAATTCTGATGCTTGCCGACTGGATATACTCAATTAACCGCTGTGTATCTCGTGCTATGTCCTCGTAACCGTACTCCTGCAAGTGCTGAACCATGCTTTCAAGGTTTGCAATGCTTGAACTGTTCATCAGCTCAGGCACATCTTTGTAGCACAAATAATCAAAACTTCCACCACTCAAAACGGACACTCCTTTCCATTCTGTAAAATCCATTCCTTACCTGCTGCCGCATAGTCCACATTCGCCAATGGATCAATCTTTTTTACCTCTGTGACACATTCTTTGGCATCAGAATTATCACGGCTTAAATGGCACAATATGACGTTCTGCAAGGCATCTGATTTGTTCGCAAGAACAAATTCCTTTACTGTTTCCAGTTCCATATGACCACGGTACACATGGGATTTCTTAGCATCGTTGGAATCCTCTGTAATGTACTTCTTCTGATAGTTACATGAAATAAGGATGTGGTTTAATTCATGGAACCGCCACTTAACAAATTCCGTGTCAGTTACATAAAGCAATTTCCCCATTTCCGGGTGAGTAATCAGGAATCCATAACAATGGCATTCTGAACCATCAGCGTTGGTATGTGTCCACTTACCATCCAGTGTAGTAAGATCAAATGCCATTATTTTTCCACCAGTAAAGCATATTTCCATAGGTTCTAAACTCTCATATGGCTTAAATACTGGTATTCCCATGTGTTTAAGGTCTGATACGGATAATGAGTGGTCTTTGTGCGTATGGGTGCATATCGCACCCACAACACACTTAATATCCCAGTTAAGACCACGTTTTATGTCCATGATAGGGAGTCCTGCATCCAGTAAAAGTGTTTCACTGTTATCTGCCGTTAGAAGATAGCAGTTACCTGAAGAACCGGATCCTAAACATTTTAGCTTCATGTTTCTACCTCAATTTCGTCATCTTTTGGAAACTGAAATATGCAGTTATTTACATATTCAACTTTTGATGGCTCATTGTTCATGGTTTGAACTATAATTCCACTATTTTTCAATTTTTCAAACTGTTTTACCACATCTTCTGTAATTTCAACATTTTGAAAAAGAATCGGCATACCAACGTATGCTTTTCTAAGCATTTCCATAGCTTTCTTCGATTTTTCTTCTTTGGAATATGTAGCTACAACGCCATGCGCAATTTCTGAGGGTCTGGCAATGGTATCTCTTATCGCAACAATGGAATTATCTTTTGTAATTCCAAAGCAAAAATTTTCATATGGAATATCAGTTCTACCGTCCTGTGAAATAATTCTCATGGTGTCCTCCCTACTTAAAGCAATCCGGTGTCTCTGCGCTGGCAATGTCCGTCTCTGCGGTCTGCGGTACTTCCTCAAATGTTGTGTCAGGAAACTCGATAGTGTTTGCATTTGCCTGTACCTCTTCTGCCACAACTTTTTCCACATCAAGTTTCACATCGGAAACATCAGGAAATTCTTCCTGCGCATACAAACCTTGGAATTTATCCGGAAAAGCTTCTCTTAATGCCTGTACAACAGCAACTTTTCTTATCATTGTTGCAGGCTTTTTAGACCATTGACCGTTGATTGTTCCATCTTTTTTTCTTCCAACATATTCATCGAAAGATACTGACTGGTACTCCGGTGTCTCTCTTCCTTTGATAAACACTTTAGCCCAACCTCCTACAATAGATTCGTCCTTAAGGACAAAAGAACCTTCTCTTTCTTCAACGGAGCCATCTTTCTTCTGAACAATAATTCCTGCTTTTTTTCCTGCATAATTCGGATTTGCATCGGCTCTTTTTGTAAAAACATCTTTTCCGGTAACAATAGTAGCAGGATCATTGTTTCCAAACTTAATGAGGTATGCTTCTTTCAAAAAAGGATTAAGATGCTGATATCTGCAAAGAGACATAAACATCATTACTTCCTGATCCGATACGTCTCCACCACCGCTTACAAGGTACTTTCTTACCGTTGTTGAGGAAATTTTTACAATTTCCCCATTTGATTCGTATTCCACAATTCCTGTGTTTTCCTGTTTCTTTTCGTCTGCCATGTTTCTACCTACCTTTCTACCTTCTTGATGCCGTCAATTCCTATGATGAATACCTGGGTTGTCTTGGGATTCTGAATCAGTGCAATAGTACTTGCAAACCTATCATGTTTTTTAATTCTTAAAACTTTGTATTCGTCTTCATTTTTAACATCAGAACCTATTACAAAATTCTGTTTGTATCCTAAAAGACCACTCCATGTATCGTATAAGTTGTACTGCTTACTGGTATTCGTGACTTTTACGGTATCTCCCACGCAGATTTCGTCTTTCTTCTCCGGTTCTTTCTCCGGTTCGTAGTTTTCGAGGACAACATACTCTTTGTGCCATAAACCAACATTTTCCTCAGATTTTTTGCAAATACATCCTGATGTCGTAACGCAATTTACTTTGAAAATATCTCCGTTTTTATAAGGAATCAAACAAGGCATCGCATAAACAACCTTGATGTACTCACCGACTTTAGCTTTTCTCTTAACCTCCCGGACACCGTTATCAGGCTTCGCATCTTCGCCCATCAGCCGATTAAAAGCCAACTTAGCACCAGTACGGAAATCAAATTCATCAGCAGGATTGCAGTTTGCTTCTGCTTTCTCGCCAGTGGACTTGTCCAGCGCAACTACTTTGTTGTCATTGCGGTAGATGACAATAGTTGTGTCTACTTTTTCTAAAGCGGCAGAGAATATAGAACCTATTTGGAAATGTTTTAAACCAATGCTTTCCCCAACTACATCTTTGTAAAAAACAGTGCCACCACTGATTTCTGTGATTTCAATTACTGCATCATTGTCTGCAAAATATCCGCTTTTGTATCTGTCTCCAACCTTAAATTTATGTTTTTCCATCTTACAATCCCCACTTTCTGTCAAAATCTTTCATTGACTTTGTAACCTTTGCATTAACCACGACCGCCAAAATCACCATGATTGCATAGACAACAAATGCTAAAATCTCCGGCAGTAGTACAAGCCACCATGACCAGCTAATCACTCCAAGTAACTTCAGAGCAATGAAAACGATCGTTAAAACCTCTGTAAATCCCATGCTATTCTTCCTCGCTTCCTAAATCTCATTGAATGCCTGCACAGCAAACAACTCATTAGCAGTTTCCTTGTAAACCTTGTCATCGACACGGACAACGTAAATTCCATTCTCAAAAGAAAGGCTCTTATCAAAAATTCCAACCTTGGGAATAAAAACTCTCTGCATCTTCAAAACATTAGATTTTCTCATATTATTTTTCCTCGCTTTCCGGCTCATTCATAAATCCACTTGCAACTCCCTGATGCACTGTCACATCAGCTTTGTAAATCTCCTTGATGCTTCTAGGCATCACATGAAATGTCACATCCGTATCAGCAATCTTACCTTTGAATTTCAAGGCTCCACGGTCTGAAAGTCCCAAGTACACACCCACGCAACACTTGTAATCAAAATTAAATATCACGGTGTCACCAGCATTGATAGTTTCTCCTCTTGTTGTCAGAACAGAAATGACTGTCTCTTTCTTAATCTGCATTCTCCACCTCCACAAGTTCACCATTTTCCAATCTGTACCATGTATCCGGCTTCACTTTTTCACCGTCTACCCGGAACATCTTCGCACCGACAAACTCCCATGCTTCCTGCTCTGCTCTGTCGTATCTGTCATCCTCTTTACTGCCAATATATTTCCATTCAGCAAGAACGATATGGGAACCAATGACACCCATTGCTTTCCCTTTGTATCCCCATGCAACCGCAACGCTCTCGGAATCGTTGGCAGAGGATGCACCTTTGTAACCTGTGGCAGAGGATGCACCGCAGTTACCTGTGGCAGAGGATGCACCGTAGTCACCTGTGGC